GGGGGCGGCGGCACCATCGCCGCCTGATCATTGGCCAGTTCCCGCGCCAGTGCGACAACGTCCCAGGTTGTGCGGCAAGCCCTGATCCGCCCCAGGGCTTTCTCAACCAGCGCGGTCACGTCAGGGCTCATACCGGCCCGCAATGTCCGCGCCGTTGGAACATCGTATTTGTTGGCCACGCGACCCAGGACGGCGGCGCAATAGGACGCGTCCCGCAGGTCGGAGCCGATAACCCGGACGTCCTTGGATTTGACCAGTGCCTTGTAATGCTGGTGGTCCATGAGGGACGCCAGAAGCGAGCGCAGGGCGGGAAAGTGTCCCGCCCTGATCTCCTTGTGCTCAATCCTCACGTCTTCCAGGGCATTGGTCCAGTTCTGGACACGCGACCCGCACCGCACGGCGGTTTGCCACGCGCTGAAATCGGTATGCAGCACATGCAAAACCTCATGCGCGATAAACCCAACCAGACGATCCGCCTCGCCACGCCCCAGGGGGGCGTGGGCTGGCATGGTGGGCATGTTCACCGTCACCACGTTGCCGGTCAGGTCAACGCTGGCCGTGCTACCGCCCTTGCCCGTGATACGAACCTCATAGGGCCTACCGGGGCGGGCGCCCCGTTGGGCCAGTAGCTTGGTCACGGTTTCTTCGGCGGCGCGGGTTACTTCCAGGTAAATGGTCGCGGACATGGTCAAAACCCCTTGAAGGATACGGCGTCGAAGTCAGCGGCGGCGCGGGACATGGAAGGCGGCGGCAGGTCGGGCGCCGCCTGGGGGTTAAGAGCCCTGCGCACCTGGTCGCGGTCGATACTCAGCACGCATTGTTGACGCAACGCCTCGCGTTCCGTTTCAGGGACGCAATTTTCAATCGCCGACTGGAAGGCGGTTTCCGGGTCGATCCCATCAACCAGCAACTCAGCCCAGGAGAACAGGCGCCGAAGGCCAATGCCCTCGGTCAACACCTGGTTACCCGCCGCCTGTCGCGTGGTCGTCGCGGCCTGGACCAGGAGCGTGGCCAGTTCGATGGTGCAGCCCGATACCGCGTTGGCGATGAGTTTCGCCTCAACCGGCGCGTCCAGCCACGTCAGGCGAATACGCACGCCAAAACGATCCAGCGTGGCGGCGTTCAACGGTTGTGTCCCATGGAAGCCCTTACGCGCGCCGCCGCCCGTGCCATTGGTGTTATCGGTCGCGATGAAAGAAACGCCCGACGCCACCTTGATCCGTTGCCCTGTCTCCTGAATGAACAGCGCCCGGTTCGGCGTCAAAACATTCTGAAACACAAACAAAGCCCCAGGGCGGGCAATGCTGGGCTCGTCAATGCAAATGACGGCGCCCGGGGTTTGAATGGCCCTGACAAGCTGACCCGGTTGGAACGTCACACCCCCGGCTTTATCCGGAACGGTCATGCCCACCAGCGTGGCGGCGTCCGTACTGGCGTCACACGAGATCAAAACAAAGGGACGCCCCAGGCGCGCGGCGATTTGCTGAGCGAACTCGGTTTTACCGGCGCCAGCGGGACCAAACAGATATACGTTACGCTTGCGCTTCATTTGGGTGAGCGCGACCACGGTTTGATCCGGCCAGACATAGCCGGGGTGAAAGCTGGGCGTGTCGGGGTGGGCGCCGTCCCATACCGTGCAGGTTTCGGCTCCCAGGGCGCCCTTGACGCTGAACGCCTGTTTCCATGTCACGGTCCGCGCCGTGGGCGCCGCCTGGGTCGTCGTCCGATCAATGTCAGTCACGGCGGGAACCTCAACCGGGACATGCACGATGACCGGCGGCTTGCGAGCGGCGATGACCAGCTCGCGTAGCTTGTCATCGAAGGCGGCGAAACCGCCCTGGGTTATCTCAGCCCGCAACGCGCCAAGCTGGGCTTCAATCGCCGCCGACTCGGCGGCGGCGCGAGCGGCGTCGTCGCTGGCATCGTCAACGGCGCTATCGGCGGGGTCGTGTGTCCGGTCGTCGGGGGGCGGGATCAGACCATCGTCCTGGTCGTCGTCGGGCGGGCTCGTGCTGGGCATGGTGGCGGGTGCTCCGGTCAGCGTGGCGGGGTCGATGCCGAAGGCGCGCAACGCGTCCTCCAGGCGGGCGATGCTTAGGTTGTTGATCGGGTCGGAACCGATGATGGCCTGGGCGGCGGTAACCTTGACGAGGGCCATGCCTGGGGTCGTGAAGGCGCGGCGCAACGCGTCCCGCAGGTTCTGGCGCCGTTGGGCGCCGGGGGTTGGAGTAGCCATGTGTTTGCTTCCTGTCGTGGGGTGTTTCGCTGGGGTGAGGCTTTAGGCAAGGCAAGGCACGTCCCAGCAAACTGACGAAACACGACACGACAAGCAAGCACAAAACGCTATGCGTGCTGGGGGTTTACGCGCCGTCCAGGGCAACGGCCCGGCGTGACATCGGAGCGGCGTCCCGCCTAGCATCGGGCGGGACATGGGACATGGAGGCGGGACATGGAACCGGGACACGCGGGACACGGGACAGGACAGCGCTGGGGGCTCAGTCTGGCGGTTCGGTTCGGAGATCCCAGGCATCGGCTTTGCCGACTCTGTCGGCGGGTCGCGATGCGGGGGCGTCCTGATTGCGTTTGGCATACGCGGGGGGCCAACGTCCTCCAGCCCAGTCCGGGGCGGGTCGCGTCGCACGCCCTGTCGGCGATGCAGCGGCGCGGGCTGATACCCGTGGGGCTTCTGGCCCTGCCACTGTGGCAAGCGCTGGGCTGGGTCAGGACGGAGGCGCGGGCGCCGATACGGCTGGCCCTGGTGCTCGCGTGGGATCACCAGGAAACGGCGCCGCTCGCGTGGGCTCGGTTGTGGCGGGAAGCCCGGGAAGCGGCGGCGTGTCCTACTCGGGCGGCGCCCCGGTGGTGGGCATGACGCGGCCCAGGACAGCCCCGAAACGCGGGACAGGGGGCGGGACAGGTTCGGTTGTTGTCCCCGGAAATGGACAGGGTTTGGCCGCGCGGGCGGCCCTGACTGAACTTTTGACAGATCGGGGCGCGACGGGTCAGGCAAGGGCGGCGGCGGCTCGAACATTGGCGGAAATGGACGGTTTAATAGGCCGTCATCAGTCCCGCCCGGACCGTGACGCGGCGATCCCGGTTGACGAGTTAACCCGGGCGGGGCTGGTGGCGGAACTGGCAAGGTTGCGGGCTCGGTGCTCGCCCGGCCCGGGCTAGTGCGCACTTATCGGCACAAGAACACGCGCAAACCGTTGCGGGACATACACTCGCACCAGTTCAAGAGGAACTGGGACGGGGCGGGACACGCCAGGACAAGCGGCTCCGGCCCGGGCGCGTCCGCCCCCCGGGGGGTCCGCGCCCGGCGCGCATTTTCCCATCACCCTTGGGGCCACCACACGCCAGTGTTTTTAACTTTCATATCGGCAGCAAAACGGGTGCCATCACCCTTTGGGCCACCACACGCTGGTGTTTTTAACTTTTATCTCGTAAAGACAATGGTTTGGCGCGTGATGTTGGCTAACTTTCATATCGGCAGCAAAACGGGTGCCATCGGGTAACAGGACTATTCCGGGTGTGCCGGGTGCGCTCTTTGTCGGGCTCCTGGCCCTGGGGCTGGTGTTGCCCAACATAAACCGCTAAGAGCGAAATCGACCGAGGACATTGGCCCATGGCGAAAAAGCCTGTACCGCTCCTGGCGCCTGAGTTACTGGCGCCCCAGCCGGTGGAACCCGTAAGGCAGTTCTCGTTCACGGATTTCCAGGTAAACAACCCGGTTTCACCGCCCCCAGGGGACAGACTGGACGGGGAGTTCGACCGCACGAACGTCGTGTTGGGCGACACGATTGACTGGGCCGCCACGAGCCTCAACACGGACGGCACGCTGCGTCCGGGTATCGTTGGAAAACAACAGTTTGTCCCTGGTCTTTTTGACGATATCACGGACGATGCCGTCGCTTCGTTGCAACCCATGGTGGAACAGGCCGGGAGTTATACTACTCAGGCATTCAACGCGGTCCAGGCGGCTTCGGCGGCGGCGGCGCTGAGCGAGGCGAGCGCGAGCCGGGCGGACCAAAAAGCCAGTGATGCCGCCGTTTTCACCGAACGGGGCGAGCGCGCGGCGAAGGGCGCGGAAGACGATGCCCGGTCCACGTCATCGGACGCGGACCGGGCGGAAAACGCCGCCAACCACGCGGACGGCTCCGAGGCCGTCGCCCAGGCGTACGCCGATGTCGGCATGGCCTGGGCTGAACACATGCCGGATACGATACCGCCCAACATTTTGGCGGTCATGGGCGTGACCGGCGACCACTGGTCCAGCCGCTGGTGGGCTAATCAGGCCGTCATCGCGTTCTCCAGTATCGCGGGGCTTTACCTGGGACCCCACCCGGCCCCCCCGGCGGCGATGCCCGGCGGCGGCGCGCTGGTCATGGGTGCGCTATACTACGACACCCTGTCAAATCAGATGTTCATTTGGACGGGTACGGCCTGGGTGGCGTTCAACGGGTTCCTGCCTCTGAGCGGTGGCAGCATGACGGGTCCGCTGATCTACACCGCGACCGGCGGCAGCACGCCGCGGTCGGCGCAGGATCGCGCGGCTGATAGCCTGAACCTGCTGGATTATATCCTGCCGATTGATGCCGACGCGACCAACGGGTTTAACCGCGTGGTCGCCGCCGCTCGCGCGCTGAACCGTCCGGTGGAAATATGGGTGCCGGGCGGAAACTATGCGATCAGCGGGCCGATCCCAATCAGTATAAGCGGCACGCAAGGCGTGTTCGTGCGCGGCGCGGGTTCGTCCGTCGTGAGGATCACCCAGAACGCCGACGCGGCTGGTTTCGCTTTCAATATAACCGGGGCCACCGGTCGCTTCGATGCCGGGCAATTCGGCATATCTGGTCTCACGCTTTCCATGCGGGCGACGGCATCGACCACGCGCATCGCCGTCTCGGTCAACGCGGCGACGCCAACCGGCGCGCAACCCCCGCCCGCGATCATCGATGATCTGATGTTTGTCTCGCGCTCCACGACATCGTTGTGGGCCATTGGCCTTAGTTTGGCGCAAGCCCCGAGCGGGGCCTTGGTCAGCCGCATTAGTTCCACTTACGTCCCGGGCACGCGCGCGGCCGGTCTGGGCACCGGCATTTATGTGGCTGGCGGTGCGTCTGACTATAGCGCGACCATTTCTTTCAGCGATATCAATCTGATCGACGGCGCGGTTGGTTACTCAATCGGAAACTACTTGCAGGGGCTGCAATTTTATAACTGCGGCACGGTCAACACCGGAACGGCGGTCACATGCACATGCACCGCCGGGTTCAATGAAGAGTTCAAATGGACCGGCTCTTATTTGCACGGCGCGGTATCTTTCGTAGCCACCGCACCCGGTGCCATGGGCGCGATTGGTTTCACGAACTGCTATTTCGATGCGATTAGTGGCGTATTGCCAAACAGCACGGCGCATCTGTCGTTCACGAATTGCACCCAAATTCGGCTCATCGGGAACATCCTGAATGGCCCGGCGACCGCGAGCGCCAATATCACCGGTTTGTCGGTCGCGGGACCGCAATGGGTCGGCCATGTTTATTCTGGCAATCTCATTCAGGCGTATCAGAACGGTGGCACCGCGATCCGTCTCGCGGCGGGCACGCAGTTCATGTTGTTTGTCGGGACTTATTTGATCAACAACACCAATGGCGTGGTCGATGCGGGGTCGAACAATACGTTCATGGTGACCATGCACAACAACCAGCAATATCTGTTTGGCAATGCTGATCTCACCGGCCCGACCGCGACGAATATCATTGGCGCGATACGTCCCGGGTCGATCCAAACAACCGGCACCACGGGAGCGGTCAACTCATTCGCCAATCTGGTTCAGGCCAACCTCGGACTGAACGTCGCGGGCTCATTCAATGTGACCCCCGCGTCTGGAAGCGCGAACAACCTCGCCCTCAATGGTGCCGCTCTTGGTGGTTCCGTCTCCGTCCAAGCATTTGGCGGTGACACCAATATCGGGCTCAATCTTCTGGCCAAGGGCTCCGGGGCCGTTACCGCCACGGGTTTGCTTGTCGCCCAGGCTGGTTTGAACCTGACGGGTTCGTTGAATGTGCTGGCTTCTGGCGCGGGGAACAATATAGCCGTCTTTGGACGGGTAGCTGGTTCCGCGCCAGCCATACAAACATTCGGCACCGATACGGATATCGGCCTCGAAATAACCCCAAAGGGTAGCGGGGCGATTTTCCTTAACAATTTTTACCGATCGAAGGCGTTCACGGTCGCGACGCTACCCGCCGCCGCCGCTGGATTGCGGGGATACAAGACCTACGTCACCGACAACACCGCCAGCCCGGTTTGGAACGCCGCGCCAACCGCTGGCGGAACGACGCCGGTCAAGGTTTGGTGCGATGGCGCGTCGTGGCGGATCTATTGATGGCGGTGGAGTGATCGGGGAATGCCATGGCAGACGATGCCGTATCGTGGCTGCGGGCGAATATCGGCCTCGCCGCCGCGATCCTCGCCATCACCGGCACCCTCGTGGGTGCGGTCATCGCGGCGGCGTCATGGTTCGCCAGCGTCCATCATCTGGAGCGGCGCGTGGATATCCTGCGGGCCGAGGTCAGCCAGATGCGGACCGTGATGGATGAAAACCGCAAGACGGTCACCGAGGTCAGGCGTGGCCTGGAAACGACGGATGCCGCTCTGCGCGAAGGCGTCGCGCGCCTTGAAGAGCGCATCAAAAGGGAAAAATGACCATGTGTTTCAGCGCCGCGTGGTTCGTCAATTTGCTGATCTGGCTGATCGTGATCTGCGCGGTCGTCGCGGTGTTCCGCCTCGTGCTGCCCATCGTGCTGGGCTGGCTGGGGGTTGCGGGCGGCGTCGTGATGCAGGTGCTGAACATCATCCTGATCGCTTTCGTGCTGATCGTTTTGGTGTGGTTTTGTTACGATTTGCTGACCTGCGCCGGGGGCGCGGGGATGCGTGTCCGTTGAAGGGAGTTAAATTCCATGTCTGACAGCCCGCCGCCGTTCGTGGTGGAAACCACGGACATCCCCGTCGTCAACCCGCCCTACGAGGTCCCGTTTGGCTGGTCCGACGCGCCACCCCCTGTCCCGGAGGGCGATCCGAACATGGACGCCGAAACCGTGGCCTACCTGGACGCGTTCCACGCCCCGCCCGATCCGCGTGACCCCGTGGCGGCGGGGATGGCTGATATCAGCCAGGAAAGCGCCGAGGATTACCTGGACAGTTTCGTCAAACCGCCTGATCCGCGCGACCCCATCGACAGCGTGATCACGGACGGCGAACTCAGCCCGCCCGCCCCGGGTCCCATGGCCGAGGCCGCCACGGAGCCGCCCGTCAACATCGACGTGCCCTACCTGTCCCAGGACGGCGCGGTGCTGGCTTGCACCATGGGGAACTGGGAAAACGTGCCGGATCAGTATGCATATCTCTGGATCGCGGATGGCCTGGAGGTTGGCCCCGGCGTGAGCACTTACGATCTCGTGGCGGATGACGTGGGGCGCGCGTATGCCTGTGTCGTCACCGCCAGCAACGCCGCTGGATCGGCTGAGGCTCCCGTCTCCAACGAGGTTACCGTCGAGGCGTTCCCATGACGGTCGCGGCGGCGCCGCACCCGTTTTCGGTGTTTCGCTATCTCAAACAGGCATGGCGGGAGTACTGCGCTTCGGGCAACGCGCAAACCCTCACCGTCGCCGTGATCCCAACCCACGCGGCGGCGGCGGTGACCACTGTCACGGGCACGGTTCTGGTCGATCAAAGCTGCCCGCCGCCGGTCCAGGTGGGGGTGACGCTCACCCAGAGTGCCACCGTGAAAGGCAACCAGGTGGTCAGCGCCGATCTCGCCACGGGCGCCTGGACCGCGACGTTCGCGGGCGGCACGCTGGTGGCGGGAACGGCCACGGCGACGGCGACCACGCTCTTCGGTCCGCCGGTCACCACCGCCGCGTTCACGTTGACCTGACAGGGCGGGCACCGAAGCCTGATGGCGACGCCATGATCCTGATGACCCGGGACGAACAGCGTTACGAGTTGGTGCTCAAGCGGTTGATCGCCGCCATCGACGCGCGTGATGATCTGTTGGCGTTCACCCGTCTGATGATGCCTGTCCCGGGACACGCCGCCGATCCCGATTTCAGCCGCTACGACGCCCAGCGCTTCCACCGGATCATGTGCGCCGGGCTGGAAGAACTCGAAAAGGGTAATATTAAACGCCTGATCATCAGCCTCCCCCCGAGGCACGGTAAAACCCAGTTGGCGTCTAAGATGTTTCCGGCGTGGTATATGGGCCGGAACCCCGAGAAGAGCCTGATTTTCGGTACCTACAACGAGAAATTCGGCCAGGACGTGGGCCGCGCGGTGCGTGATATCATGCTGGGGCCTGGCTTCGCCCAGGTGTTCCCGGACGTGGTCCTGAAGGACGACAGCCTCGCCTCTGATCGCCTCCAGACCCTTCAGGGCGGCATCATGGCTTTCGTGGGACGGGGCGGGACAACCACCGGGCGCGGCGGCGATGTGCTGATCATCGACGATCCCCTGAAAGATCGCCACGAGGCCGACTCACCCACGATCCGGGACACGCTTTGGACGTGGTTCACCCAGGTCATCGCGTCCCGCCTGATGGACGAGACGGGCCGGATCATGCTCATTCAGTGCATGACCGGGGACACGCCTGTCCTCATGGCGGACGGCACGGAAAGACCCCTTAGCGATATCCGCCCCGGCGATCAGATCGCCACTTACGAAGCGGGCGGCGTTTCGGTCTCCAGGGTTAAGAACTGGAAACGCCAACCGCTGCCCGATTGCGTGTTCGCGATCAGGATGGCGTCGGGCAGCACGGTCAAAGCCAACGAACGGCACCCATTCCTGGTTGATAACGACGGAGCGAGAGAGTGGGTCAGGGTTTGGGACTTGCGCCCGGGGCACCGGATCGTGTCCGTAAGGGCACCTGGAGCGGGAAACTCTGTGTGCGTGACGGCTGCGGACAGCCGGTTAGTTGCAAGGGGGAGTGCCGAGAACACTACAGCCAGACCCGATGGGCCACGGGGGTTCGGTCCCCCTCGCATAACCCACGATCACGCCGCGCCGCCCACCTGCGACACCGATACGGGATCGAAGTCACGGAGCATGACGCTATACTCGTGGACCAGGGCGGGGTTTGTGCTGTCTGTGGAGCGCTGCCATCCGGCGCCAACACCCGAGCGCATTGGAACGGAAAATTATGCGTTGACCACGATCACGCCACGGGGCGGGTCAGAGGATTGCTTTGCAACGACTGCAACCTCATGGTTGGCTACGGACGAACAGAAGACCGATTGCTCCGGGCCGCTCGATACTTACGAGATTGTGCTGGATGAAATCGCGAGTATTACGTTCGCCGGGTGTGAGTATGTCTTTGATGTTGAAGTAGAAGGCACCGCGAATTTCATAGCGAACGGGCTGGTAAGCCACAATACAAGATGGCACCAGGACGATCTGGTCGGAAGGCTGACCGACCCGACGAACAGCTATTACGATCCCGAGGAAGCCGCCGACTGGCGCATCATCGACATGCCCGCGCTGGCGATGGACGCCGACACCGATCCGCTGAAGCGCAAAGAGGGCGAGCCGCTGTGGCCCGGACGGTTCGGGCGGGACTTCCTGTTGGGGCTCCAGCGCCGCGACAACCGGGGTTTTAGCGCTCTCTACCAGGGCCGCCCCAGCCCGGCGGGCGGCGCTTTTTTCAGCGCCAAATGGATACAGACCTACCGGCCCGCCGAGCTGCCCGCTAACCTGCGGGTTTACGCCGCCTCCGATCACGCGGTCAGCCTGAAGCAGGACAGCGATAAAACCTGTCTCCTGGTCGTCGGCGTCGATGAGGACAACACGATCTGGGTCCTGCCCGATCTGGTCTGGCGGATGCTCACGGCGGAACAGGCGGTGGAAAGCATGATCCGCATGATGCGGGCGCATAAACCCGTCTTTTGGTGGGCTGAACGCAGCCACATCAGCAAGTCCATCGGGCCTTTCCTGCGCAAGCGGATGATGGAAACCAAGACGTTTTGCTCGATCATCGAAATGCAGCCCATCGCCGACAAGCAAACCCGCGCCCAGTCGATCCAGGGTCGCATGTCCATGGGCAAGGTGCGCTTCCCCGAGCGGGCGGCGTGGTGGCCCGCCGCGCGGGACCAGATGCTTAAATTCCCCTTTGATGCGCACGACGATTTCGTGGACACGCTCGCCTACGTGGGGTTGGGGCTCACCCTTCAGGTCACCGCCGGGCCTTTCAAAGCCCGCCAGACCGAAGTGGCTGAAGGCACCTTCGGCTGGATGAAAATGCAACGCGAACAGGCCGAGCAATCCGTTCGCCTGGGCTTCGGTCAGGGAGGCTGGTGATGAGCGGTATGCTTCCCCCGAACCCCGGCTCACCCCCTCCAGCCGCCGGGATGCCCCCAAACACCCCGGGCCTGGGAGGCGCCCCTGGCGGTGCGGGCTTCCCCCCGCCAGGGCCAGCCCCGCCGATGACCACGCCGCCCGGTCCGGGCCTTTACGAGGCGTCCCCGGGGATGATGTCCCCGCCGATCACCGACACCGATCCCAGTGCGAAGCTCATTTCCCGTAAGCCACCAGAGCCCGGGGAGGCCCGGGAGGCGCTGGTCAAGCGCTGGCAGTCTCGGGTGCGTGAGGCGCGGACATACTGGAAACCGGCTTTCGAGCGGATGCGGGCGAGCATGAGCTTCGTCAACGGCGACCAGTGGGAAACCGACACCCGCCGCCGCCGCAAGCGCCGCCGCGACGCCGAGCGGGACGAACGCTACGTGGCCAACATCGCCCTGCGTCACGTCCTCCAGCGCACGGCGGAACTCTATCCGCAGAACCCCACCGTGAAGGCCAAATCCCGGCCCAAGATCATGGCCACGGTCTGGGACGGGAGCATGGCGTCCTTGCAACAGGCCCAGATGGGGATGCAACAGGCGCTGACGGCGGGACCGGCGGGGATGCGAAGCGCCATGCAAGCCAACGCGATCCTCCAGGACGTCCAGATGGTCAAGCAGTATGACCAGCTCATGGACCGGATCGCCCGCACCCTGGAGATTTTGTATCAATATAACATCGAAGAGCAGACCCATAGTTTCAAAACCATGATGAAAATGACGGTGCGGCGCGCCATCGTCACCAGCGTGGGTTATGTCAAGTTGGGCTTTCAACGGGCGATGAAAATGGACCCGGCCATCGAGGCGCGTATCGCCGACATGAGCGAGCGGCTGGCGAACATCGAGCGGCTGGCCCAGGACATGGCGGACGGCGAGTTCGAACACGATAGCGCCGACGCCGAGGCCCTGGGCCTCGCCGTCAAGGCGCTCCAGGCCGAGCCCCAGCTCATCGTTCGCGAAGGTCTGAGCTTCGATTACCCGGACAGCACGTCGATCATTCCGGACAAGAAGTGCCGCACGCTCCGGGGCTTCCTGGGCTCCGACTGGGTGGCGCAGCAATACATCCTCACGCCCGATGAAATCCAGGAAGTCTATGGCGTGGACATCGGTCATGGCTACGCGGTTTACGATGACAACGGCGAAACGAACGAGGGCGTCGTCAACCGCCATTACGACGCGGGCGGGCGGGACAGCGACAGTGTCCAGGGACACGCGTGTGTCTGGGAGATTTATCACCGCAAGGATGGACTGGTTTACGTCGTGTGCGATGGCTACTGTGATTTTCTCCAGGAGCCCACGTCGCCGGATGTCGAGATATCGCGGTTTTATCCTTGGTTCGCGTTCGTATTGAACGAGGGCTACGACGAAAACGTGCTCTTCCCGCAGTCCGATATCGACCTGATCCGGGACATGCAGCTTGAACTGAACCGCGCCCGGCAAGGTCTACGTGAGCACCGCCGGGCCAACCGGCCCAAGACCGTGGTGGCGGCGGGCGTGCTGGAGGAAACCGACAAGGACAAGCTCCGCACGCATCCGGCGAACGCTGTCCTGGAGTTGAACGCCCTGGCGCCCGGCCAAAAGATCGACGACGTGCTCCAGGTGGTGAAGAACCCGCCCATCGACCCGGCGGTCTACGACACCGCGCCGACTTTCGAAGACATGCTGCGTGTCCTGGGCTCCGATCAGGCCGATCAGGGCACCACGAGCAACGCCACCGCCACCGAGGTCAGCGTCGCCCAGTTCAGCCAGCACACGGACGTCAGTTCGGTCACCGACGACATGAACGATATGCTGACCGACATGGCCCGGGCGGGCGGCGAAATCCTCATGCTCAACGTGTCCGCCCAGGTGGTGAAAGAGATCGTCGGACCCGGCGCGGTGTGGCCCGAGATCGACCGCCAGACCATCGCCAAGAATGTCTACCTGGAGGTTGACGCGGGCGGCGATGGGGCGCCGAACAAGGCCCAGGACGTGCAGAACATCGTGCAGCTCGCGCCCATCTTGCAGCGGGTGCCGGGGATCAGCCCGGAGTGGCTGGCGCGCCAGATCATCCAGCGCATGGGCGCCGACCTCGATCTGACCGATGCCTTCGCCGAGGGGATGCCCAGCATCGAGGCGCTGAACCAGCTCATGTCGTCGCCCCAGCCCGGTCCTGGTCAGGCCCCCGGCGAGGCCGACGAAGGCGCCCCGCAGGGCGCGGGCAAGGGACCGCCCCGTCCCGCCGATCCAGCCCAGGACCCGTCCGCCCAGGGACCCCAGGGGCTGACCAACGCCGTGGAGGGACCGTCCACGGCGGGCGGGCTGGGACCGCGTGTCCCGCCCCTCCAGGTGTTCGGGCGCAACGGCAATCGTCCAGGCACGGGCGGCGGAATGCCCCGGATGCGTGCTTCGTCACAGGGGATGCCTACGCCTTGATCCGGCATGAATAACACTTCATAACGAAAAAGCCCGTCAGGATGGGCCTGACGGGCTTTCTGGAGGGAACTACTGATGGAGAAGCATCAGCGGTTCCTGCCACGGATAGTGGTGCGTGTGATTGTAAAGATCAAGCTCACTATTATCCGGCGGTAGGAGTTTGCCGTCCAGGGGGTAACTTCTGGACGGCGGCTCCCCCGGAACGGGTCAAACCTTGTTCAGGAACGCCGCCATCCCGGCCTGGAGGTATAGCGCCGATGACTGATGGCATTGGATGGCTCTGTCCTCGTTCCCCAGGTCGGTCCAGTACACCGCCGCGTTGAACATCTGTTCGGCGTAACCCATGAGCTGGGTCGCGACCGGACCATAGTCCGGGGTCAGGATGATCTCCCGTGTCCGGGGCAGCGGCGTGAAGCGGGTGGGTGTTTCGCTCATGAGGCGGCTCCTGTTGGTAGGCATGTCCCGCTAAAAATCATGCACGCACTGGACAACACAACACAACACGGGCCATAAGCGATCCTGGTTTCAGCCAGGACCGGCAACGTGGCAGAATTTGAAGACGCCAACCCCACGCTCACCGACGCCATGGACGGCAGCGACGCGGCCTCGTCCACCGCGACTGAAACCACGCCCAACCAGACGGAAACGCAGCCCTCGTCAGGCGACGACGCCAAACCCTCGCCCTCGTCAGGCGACACCCCACTGTCTGATCGTGACGGCCTGCTGGCGGCGGTCCGCGCGGTAGTCAAAGTCCAGGAAACGCCCGCATCCACCGAGGATGCCGCGACACGAGGACAGGACACGGACACGGATGGGACCACCGGGGCGGACCCCGGGACACCAACACCTGATGCCAATCAAACCGAAGCCGATCCGACCGATGCCGAACTCCGCAAACTGCGACCGGAGACACGCAAGCGGTTCGAACGGTTACTCGGCCAACGTGACGAAGCCAGGACGGCGCTGGAGCGCCTGACACCGGAGCTTGATCAGCATCGGCAACTCCAGGGCTATCTGCGCGAAAACCAGCTCGCCCCGGAAGATGTCAATCTTCTGTTGGGCGTCGGCGCCAGTCTGCGAAAGGGCGATTTCCAGGGCTTCCTCAACGGCGTGATGCCGTATGTGCAAGCCGCCCAGGAAGCGCTTGGGCTCCGGTTTCCCCCGGACCTTCAGCAGCAGGTTGACGATGGGCTGATCACCGAGGCCACCGCACGCGAACTCACCACGACACGGTTCAGGGCCAATCAGGCCGAGAGCCGCGCCAACGATGAGACAACCGCGCGCACCCAGGAACAGCAGGGACGCGCGATAGAAGCGGTGCGCGTCGCCGTCGCCGACTGGGAAGACGGTATCAGGAAGCGGGACCCGGACTACGCCCTCAAAGCCGTTGCCGTGCAGCGTTTTTCCCAGGCTTACATGCAGGAGCGTGGCGTCCCCCGGACACCCGCCGACGCCGTGAAGCTCGTGCAGGACGCTTACCAGGACGCCACCGCGCAATTCGCCAGGGCACGACCAACGCCCCGGCCCACGCGCCAGGCGCCCTCCGGCATTAACGGCACGTCCCACGGTGCCGCCCCCGAACCCAGGTCCATGAAGGATGCCGCGATCATGGCGCTGGCGAACATGAGGCGCGCGTCGTGACCGACATGGGTCACATGAAATGGCTTTCACCGCCGGAGAACTCGCACACATCGCCAACGCCGCGTTGGATTTCTACCTCAACAAAGGAGACACGTTCAAACAGTCGATCCAGGCCAAGCCGCTACTCAAATGGGCCGAGGCCAGCTCCAAATCGTTCCCCGGTGGCAAGGGAAATATATCCCTCGCGGTCAAGGGCGATTACGGCGCGGCGGGTGTCAACGACAAAGTCGTGGGCTACACCCACAACGATACGGTGTCGTTCTATACCCCGGCCAACATTAAGCGCGCCAACTACCCCTGGCGTGAACACCACCTGGGTCTGACGCTGACGCACACCGAGCTGAAGATCGACGGCATCAGTGTCACCGATGACATGGGTAACGGTTCGGATATGTCCAACCACTCCGACCGGGAGGTCACCGTCCTGGTGAACCTGCTTCAGGACAAGCTGGAGGACTTTGGCGAGCAATACGCGCGGACCATGAACGCCCTGCTTTGGGGCGACGGTGTCGCCGATGCCAAGGCGCTGGCCGGGATGCAGTCGATCATCCTGGACAGCCCGGCGGTTGGCACCACGGGAGGTCTGGCCCGAACCAATACGTGGTGGCGCAATCGCGCGGCCACGGCGGCGTTCGGGGCGGCGGGAGGCAGGGGCGTGATCACGTCCGCGCCGACCAACGGCGGCGCGTTGATCACGTTCTTGCAGCAGGAATACCGCCAGCTTATTCGTTTCGGCGGTAAACCGAGCAAGGCACTGGCCGGGAGCGATTTCATTTCGGCCATGGAGATCGAGTTCCGCGCCAACGGTAACTATTCGATGACGGGTTTCACGGGAACTCAGGACGGCTCCATGGGCCAACTGAAACTCCCCGGTGGCACCATCATCGAGTACGACCCCACGTTGGATGATTTGGGGAAAAATAAGCGCCTCTACTGGTGGGACCCGCGCCAAATTTACTTAATGAAGATGGACGGCGAGTGGGATCATCGGTTTACCCCGGCACGGCCTTACAACTCGTTCGTCATGTATAAATCCATGACGCACACGGGACAGATGGTCGCGCAGCAGCTCAACGGGTCCGGCGTTTACGACATCGCGTGACAAATGCACGGGCGGGACAGCGTGTCCCGCCCGGCGAACCCGGAGGCTGTCCCATGCCCGCTTTCCAACTTTTACGCTGCGCCGTCGCTCTCGCGGGCGACCAGGACCAGGTCGTCGTGCGGCATCGGGGCAACCCCATCGTCTTCCCCGAACTGATCATCCTCCAGCATATCCACGGCGAAGAGGCGATCACCGATATTCATGTCGTGGGTGAATGGGACACCACCCAGCAAGAGGTTCGCGACCGGCTGCGTATCATCTACGGCGACAAGTATTTCCAGGAGGTATTCCCCGGCGCGGCGGCGAGGTTGCCCATGGCGGACGGGACGATCCCGAATTGTATGCTGCCGATCCATGTCCCGGGACCGACGCGCCCCGATAGCCCGGACCCGATCATCAAACCGCTCGACCAGTTCACCACGCCCGCCTCGATGCCGCGCGTGGTAAGCCAGTATCGCGAAGAGCCGCCGCCGCCCTTACCAGAGGGCGTCGATATCGACACGCTCGCGGGTCACGCCGCCGACGAAGAGGATGCCGATCCCTTCGTGCTGGCGGACGTCCTGGCCACGGCGGGCGGCGCCAAACCGGATTTGCCCGACACCGCCTCGTTCCGCGCCCGGCATAACAATCAGGGCGTGGGCACGGCGGCGCCGCGCACCGCCGATCACCTGCCCGACGTCGCGGGCGGCGCTTTGAAGCCGGGAACGGTGCAGCGCCAGGCCGTGAAGAACCGTGGGTAAGCAACTGCGCGACATGCTGACCGATCTGCGCGCCGAGATCGGTCACTCCACCAATGTCGCGCACGGCATCAATGACCGGGACACGCTACTCTACTATCTCAACCGCACGCAGCAGGACCTTTACCGGGATTACGACTGGCCGCAGCTCATCGTGGACCGGGACACGCCCATGATCACGGGACAGCGGTTCTACATCTACCCCACTGATCTGGACTTCGAGGACATATCCAAACTCTGGCTCATTTCGGACACGAACCAGTGGATTTCCAATGTCACTTACGGCATCGGCCCGCGCGAGCTGAAACTCTACGACAGCGATAACGGCCAGACTTCCTGGCCGCCCCGGCGTTGGATGCACAACGCCGACAGCGGCATGTTCGAAGTCTGGCCGATCCCCGACGCCACGGCGAACGTGCATCACGGGCACCTTCGGATGCGTGGCACGAAGACCGTCGCCAAGATGATCAACGACGCCGACGAGGCGACGTTGCCGGATCATCTGATCGTGATGTTTTGCGCCGCCGAACTGTTGGCCCGCGACGAGGCCAAGGATGCCGCGCTAAAGATGCAAAAAGCCAACGAACTCATGCGCCGCCATCGCGTGCGCCAGTTCAGCCATAAGCGTGAGCCCTTCGTCATGGGCGGCGGCGGCGGCGACGCCCGGGCGCCGATGGGTGAATTTGATACCGGCGTGGTGGGCCTGGACTACATCCCGCCGGGCTATGGCTCCGGGCCGGGCTGAACGATGTGGGTAAAGTCTACTCCATCAGTGATTTCAAAGAGGGGCTGGATGTCCGCAAGACAGCGCTGACCGCGCCCGCTGGATCGTTGCGCATCCTGGACAACGCGTGGCTGACCCCCGGCGGCGAGATCGAGAAACGCCCGGCGTTCGTCAAGACGACCACGTTACCGCCCGAGGCTACGTATATTTTCGGTCAGGGCAGTAATTTACACGTATTCGGCGTGGGGCTGGGCGCGGTTGACCCGGGCACCACGGCTATCCCCATCGTGACGCATAACCTGACAGCGCCGGTCGGCGGTACGGCGCCTTACAAGATCATCGACGTGGAGTCTTACGACCTGGGCTTTTACGTGATCGCCGTGGACGCGGCGGGCGTGACCTGGATTTGGTGGAACGGTGTCATCGTGGCGGAAGTCGGAGGCTCGGGCTCCCGAGGCATCTACGCGCGAACCTATAAAACCAAGATGTATCGCGTGGATGGTAGGTATCTACGTTTTTCCGGGGTGAACGACCCGGCGCAAAATGACCCGGCGAACGTCACCAACCCCGGAGCTGGGTTTATCAACGTCGCGACGCATGATCCCGATGGCGAAGACGTTAAATCCCTGGAAGTTTTCTACGATAAAATGGTGGTCTTCGCGCGTTTGATGAGCCAGTTGTGGACACTTGATCCCGATCCGACCAAGGACAGCCAGGTCCAACTTTTACGCATCGGCACCGTGGCTTCACGTAGCGTGGCGCAGTTTGGCACGGGGGACATCCTGTTCCTGTCGGACAGCGGCATACGCAGTCTCAAATCCCAGACAGTGACCACCACGGCGGCGGTGTCCGATGTGGGGTCCGCCATCGACCCGCTTATGACCGCCATCATACGAACCAGCCCAGCGGGGGCGGGGGACGCCAAGTGTGTCGTGCAACCCATCGCCGGGCGCTACTGGCTGGCTATCGGCGGGGCGATCTACGTGCTGAGTTATTTCCCGGCGGGGCACATCACCGCCTGGAGCCGGTTCCTGCCCGGCTTTGACGTGACCGAGTTCGCCGTCGTGGAGAACCGTATTTTCTGTCGGGGTCACAACCCGGATCAAGGCTTGTATCTGTTCGGCGGTAACGACAACCAGACTTACGACAGTTGCAAAGTCACGGTGAGGACCCCTCACCATGACCTGGAAAACCCCACCACGCGCAAGCAAATCCAAAGTGTGGACCTGATGTGTCAGGGCCAATGGGCGCTGAGCATGGGGATGCTGCCGAACAACGTGGACGCGTTCGAACCCGTCGCCACCATCCAGGATAATACCTTTGGCCTCCAGTCGATCCCCTTCGCCGGTTACGGCACGCATGTGGGGATCGAACTCACCCACGAGGCGCCCGGCCCGGCGGTGCTGGCGGCGATCCACCTGAACATCCGTGAAGGGAGCACGAAATAATGGCGCCCGGCGTGTTCCGCCTTCCCGTGGACGTCACGGCGGTGCGCTACATCGCCAACGGGCTGCGCGAGCGCGACCGGCGGGAGATATTCGCGCTCCGCTGGGACGAAGATATCGAGACTTTCGTGTCCGACGTGATGACGGCTTCGGGCAACCCGACATGGTCGGTGTGGTGGGCGGACGGTGTCCCGGTCGCCATGAACGGGGCCACGCCGAGCCACCCGGGCGTGTGTGTCCTGGGCGCCTTCGGGACCGATGACTGGAAGAAAATCGCCCAGGACCTGACCCGCGACGCATTGGAGCGTGTCCTGCCCCTGATGCTCGACGGCGGGGCGCATCGGGCGGAAGCCTACGCGCTCGCCGAGAACACCGACAACCGGCGCTTCATCGAGCGGCTGGGCGGCGTGGCGGAAGGACTACTGCGCGGCTTTGGCCGGGGCGAAGAGGATTTCGTCCTGTATGCCTGGAGGTTGAAAGATGTGCTTCAAAAGTGGCAGCAGCAGTCCGCGTCAGGTGGGCTACCAGGCGTCGGACGGGAGCGTGTTCCTGTCCGATCCGGGGATACCCCAGGAGTATGTGGACCGGGGCGCGCGGACGAACGCGCAATGGCAGATGATGGCGCAGCAGGACGCGTCGGACACGCAACTGGCCCAACAGAGGCAGATCGCGGCGGACCAGGATGCGTTCAACCAAAAGCAACTGGCCGACCAGAAAGCCGCCCAGGACAAGCTCCAGCAACAGGCTGACGAACAGGCCGCCCGGCAGACCAGTTACGACACGGGCCGCGCCCAGTTGCTGTCCGAGGGCAGCAAGCAAATAGACGACGCGTTCGCCAAATTCTCGCCTGATTACTTCAAACAATACACCAAGGACTACATGACCAAGGCCACCGACGACATCAATTACCAGAAGGGACTGGCCCAGAAGCAACTGGCGTTCGGGCTGGCCCGGCAGGGGCTGGGGTCGTCGTCCACGGCGGCGGATCAGGCGGGCCTGTTGGAAGAGGACTCGGGCCGCGCCACGGCGGCGCAGACCGCCAACGCGACCGACGCCACCAACTCGCTCATGGGTAATGTCAGCGGCGCCAAGAAGAACCTCCTGGGCCAGGTGATCGCGTCGGAAAGCGTGGGTCCGCCGGTCGCCGGGGTGAACGACCAGGCGGTGAGCGTCGGGCTGGACACCAAGCGACAGGCGATTTCCGGGGTCACCAACACCGCCGGGGACACCATTTCCAGCCTGGGTGGGGTGCCCACCGTCAGCCCGCTGACCAACATCTTCGCCAATGTCCTGGGCGGCGTGGGCTCCTACGTGGGCGGCAACGCCGCCGCCAACACGGGCTACGCCTACAACAGAGGCTATTCGGCGGCGGCGAACCCCCCAGGCACCAGTAGCGGCGGTTTTAAGTAAGGAACCCGGCCATGTGTGAAGCCCTGCTTGTCAGTGCCGGTGTCGGCGCTTCCACCGCCGCCGCCATCGCGGCTGCCGCGCCCTGGGTAGCGGCGGGGACGACGCTGGCGACCGGCATCTACAGCGGCGCCCAGGGCAGCGCGGCGGCGACAAAGTCGGCGAACGCCATCCGGGACCAAAACACGGCCACCATGGCAGCGCAAAATCTGGCGTTCAACCAGCGCATCAACGCCACCCGCGCCCAGAGCGACGCCCAGGCCGACACCGCCCGGCGGGAACTGGCCGCGCGCACCACATCGGCGCTCTCCACCAATGCCGCCCGGGACGCCGCCCTGACGCGGCAGAACACCGTCCTGGGGGCGGAGAACGACACCGCCAGCCAGCTCCGGGACGTGGGCGATCAGCGCGCCCGGGACCTTCTGGCCGCCACCAGCCGTCCCGCCCTGGACCAGTCTCAGACCGGCTACCAGGACGATCAGGCGGCATCCCTGACGACGATCCAGGCCCCCGGCGCCACCGGCCCCGTGGCCACCGATCCGAGCGGTTCGGGCGCCATGACCACGTCGAACGATCCCGCGACCAAACAGGCGTTCGCCCGGCGGATGGGGATCGCGGCGGCGAATATCCGCCAGTATGGCGCCGACATCGCCCGGGTGGCGTCGTACGGCCAGCCGATGGTGACCACCGGACAGGCGATCACCGCCAACCAAACGGGCATCATGCCAGCCCAGACCGCCGACACGCTACTCAGGGGCGGATCGGCGGTGCGGCTGTTGCCGTCGCAGACCGCCTACGCCCACGCGACTGATTACGGGCGGGCCGAGGATACCGCCATCCAGGCCAAGGCGGCGGGCGAGAACACCTACAGCGGGCTGGCGTTCGGCAACACCACGGGCGCGGCGAACCTGGGCCAGTCCGATGCCGACACCCGCGCCGCCAACACCGCCCGACAGGCCACGTCCGACGCCGACTGGCAGAAACAGGTGGCCGGGCTGATCCAGGGGATCGGCAACCTGGGGGCCTACGGCGCCGGGCTCTACGGACCGAATGTCCTGCCCAGGCCGAAAACCGCCACCGTCCCGGCATAAGGAGTTCAGCACATGGCGGTATTCGCCACCGGCAATCCGATGTGGGACCAGGGCGGCAACGCTTTCGCCGGGGGCATCATGTCGGCCCTCGATCCGAGCAACGCCGCCAAGGCTGGCATGTATGGCGCGGAACAGGCGAAGGCCGAAGCCGAGTCGCAACGGCTGCGGAAAGAGAACATCGCGCGATGGGGTCTGCCCACCAACCCACTCGGCGGAATGACACCGCCCGCCTATGTCGAGCCGGTTTCGCCCTTGGCGGGCACGGTGGCTGGAGCCCAGCGCGCTCCTGTCGCCGCCGCCCCGCCGCCGCCGCCCGCCCAGGCGGGACAGTCCCTGCCCCAGACGGTGGTGGGACAGCCCAGCCTGGGCACCAACGGCCAGCCCATGCCGCCCGATCCGTCCCTGGCCACGGGCGGCGTGCTGCATCCGGGGAGCATCCAACAGGAGGGCGGCGGGGTTAAGAACGCGCCACCGGCCCAGGCCAATGGGAGCCCGGCGCCACCCATGGACCTGACCATGTATGCCACCCAACTGGCGCAGACCGGCTGGCCCGTCGAGGTCCAGCGGCAGCTCCTGGGCAACGCGCTCAACACGGCGGTCAGCCGGGGCGTGATCGACAAGGTCACCGCGAACACCATGCTGGGCCGGTTCGGCGCGTCCGCGATGTATGGCGAGGATCAGAGCACCTACCGCCAGGGCACGGTCAACACCACCACGTTGGCGAACACGCGCCTACAGGGCGAAAACACGATACGGAACACCAAGGAGACGGGCACCCAGACCCGTGAGAGCTACGACAACGAACTGGTGGACGTGAAGGTCAACGGCCAGATGACCAAGATGCGTCGGCGCGACGCGGTGAACATGCCGGGCTACGACAGCGCCGCCGCCACCCAGGCGGCTGAGCCTTACGTGGTCAAGGGACCGAATGGTCCGATGGTATCCACCAAGGGCGCGGCGCCCGGTCAGCCCGCCTACGACAGCCCCGCCGTCATCGCCGCCAGCAAACCCATGACGGTCAACGGACCGAATGGTCCCGTGATCGCGACCGAAGGCACCGCCCCCGGCAGCGCCCCAGCCAGTGAGGGGGACATGGTCTACGCGGTGCCCGTCAAGGGTGGCGCGGCGCCGATCCAGATGACCCGGGCGCAACTGCGGATGCGGCCCGACATGATGGAGGCGACGCAGTCCGATCTGGCGCATACCATCGTGACGGGCAAGGGCGCGCCGTCGCCCTATGTGACGCGGGGTGCCCAGACCGTGGACAACACGTCCGTGTCCCCAGTGCCTCAGACCACCGACGCGGCCAACGCCCGGACAATGGCGGGCGGTATCCAGGCAGCGGCGGCGGGCGACCAGCCGCTGGCGGATACCATCTTCGGAGCGTGGCAACAGGGTCAGTTCGCCGGGATACCCAAGCAGGTGATCAACCCGGACCAGGACGCGCGGATGCGCCAGATAAGCGACGCGCACCTGAAGAGCCTCTACCCGATCCCGTCCGGGTCATTCCAGTGGGACACCACCCACTACACGCCCACGGCGGACCCCGACACCCTGGCGTATCACGACGCCCTGACGCGTTACCTGCAACGGGGCGAGATGCGCAACGACCCCGGCGCCGCCGTGACCCGCGCCTGGGACATGATGCGGGAGACAGGCGTCATCCCCCGGGACAGCAAGGAAGCGCGGGAAGGCACCGCCCGGCTGGGCATCGGCAACACCGCGAAGATTTCAGGCGGTGACGATCCCCGGCTGCTGATCATGCTGCGGAAGGACGCGAAGGGTAACATCATCAACAGCCAGGGTCAGGTCATGCCATGGCCCGGCGGCGGGCCGCGACCCTCGCCCCTCGTCAACACCGTGGCCCCGGCGGTCGCGCCACCATCGCCAACGCCCCCGGCGACGGGCGCTGGACCCAAGGGCCGACCTATCGGCGCGGCGCCGCCCGGACCCGATGGAAAGCCGGTCCCGGACGGGACACCGATCACCGGGCCGAACGGTGAGCGGGGCGTGGTCCACGCCGGGCAGGTTTACGCGCCGTGAGCAACTACGATGACCTGATCAGGCAATCAGCCCATCGCTACAACCTTGACCCGGACGTCTTTCGCCGGTTGCTGATCCGCGAGAGCGGCCTGAACCCGAACGCGATCAACCACAAATCGGGCGCGGCGGGCATCGCCCAGTTCATGCCCGCGACCGCCCAGGGCCTGGGCATCGACCCGATGAACCCGGCCCAGGCGATCCCCGCGTCGGCTCAGTATCTGCGCCAGAACCTTAACCATTTCGGCGACTACGACCACGCGCTCGCGGCGTATAACTGGGGACCCGGCAACCTTGCCAGACATGGCTTGGAAAACGCGCCTCCCGAGACGCGAAACTACATCGCCGCCATCAAGAACGGCGGCGGTCCACTATCGGCGGATGGCGGCGGCGGTGGACCGTTGCCCGTGCCGCCGATCCCGCCGCCGGGGGGAGCGCCACCCCTACCGGCGGCGGACGGGAGCATGGTGCCCGTGGAGGACACACAAGGCGCGAGCCTCGCTGACGCCATCGCGATGACGGCGAAACGCGCCCAGGGGTTCGCCTGATGGCGGACCCACTGGACATGACCGGGGCCTACAACACGCCTCTCCCCCCGGGGACGGAAGCGTTCTTCCAGTCATGGCTACGCGACCAGGGACAGCAAGCCGGGCGGGATATGTCCCGGGACACCTACGACTACGACATGCAAGGGGCTTTCCTGGGCGGCGCCGGGCGATCAGGCGCCAACGCTCACTGGCCCGACACCTTCAAGAAACCCAACCACCCCAGTTTCAGCGATCAAAGCATCTATCACGGAGCCGATGGCCACCAGGGCGGCGCGTGGCAACCCACCCCGGACGGCGGCTGGCGTTTCGCACCGGGGCCGACCAACCTCCAGATGCACGGGCCAGAGGGGTTACAACGCTACTTCCAGCGGGTGGACCCTGGCGTCCAACTGGATATCCCGAACGCCGCGCCCGTGGCGCCCCCGGCACCCACGTCGATGCTGGATTATATCCGCGCTCAACTGGGGGCCGGTTAGATGCCGCCGCCCCTGGATGGCTGGACCTACCCGACGCTGACGCGCCAGGAACAAGAACCCGCGAAGCCGCTGACCGGCTGGACCTATCCAACCCTGACGCGACCCCAGCCCGAGCCCCAGCCCGCCCCGGCGCCCACACCCATGCCGACGCCGGTCCCGCCCGAGACACCCCCGGCGCCCATGCCCGCGCCAGAACCGCCCCAGGCGCCGCCAGCGCCGATGCCCACGCCGTTGCCGGGGCCATACCAGGATCAGGTGGCGAGCCCGGGTCCCGGGCTGGCTGACGCCCTGTTCCAGCCCGGCGCCTACGCGGGCTTGCCGGGGGTCCCGGAACAGACCGAGGGGATGGGAGCGCCAGCACCCGACACCGACACCCGCGCCGGGGTCACCCAGAGCATCACCGACGCCCTGGTCGATGTGATGCGGGAGGGACGCCAGCTCGCCACCGGCAATGCGCTCGATCCGAACCAGAACATCCCCGCGCCCGTGCAGCGCACCCCGATGGGCGGCATGGCCTACGGGCTCGCCCACGGCGCCCCCACGCTGGCCTCCATGGTGCTGGGTGGACTGGGCGGGGCGGAAGCGGGCACCGCCGTGGCCCCCGGCCCTGGGACCGCTGTGGGGGCCGTGGCGGGTGGCGCGCTGGGCGGCGGCCTGATGGACTTCGCCCAGAACCTCACACCCGCCTACCAACAGGCCCGCCAGCGCGGCCTGAACCACGATCAGGCGGTGGACGAGGCTTACGGTGTCGCCGCCTCCAGCGGTGCCCTGACCGGGGCGACCGCCCCCTTGTTCGCGCTGAAAGTGTTCAAGGCGCCGATCAGCAATTTCCTCTTGCACGCTTTCGGCACCCAGCCCGCCATCGGCGCCGTGCATCGTGGCGTGATCACCCCGGCGGTCACCGGCCAGCCCGCCCCGTCTGGCCAGGACATGCTGGAAGGATATCTCCAGGACGTGGCCACGGGCGGCGCCACCATGGGTGCCATGCACGCCGGTCCCGCCATATCGAACTACCTGCGCCGTCCGGGGCTGGACGTTGGCCCCCCGCCGCCGCCGCCGCCCGGTCCCGGCCAACTCCCCGGCCCCCGCCAGCCCACCCCCTTCGGCGACATGCTGCGACCCGGCGAGGTCGCCGTGACGCCGGGCCAGCCCGAGCCCTACCCGCCATCCGCGCCGGTCGAACCGCCGCCCGCTTCCGTCGCCCCGCCGTGGCGGCGTGAGGTTCCTGGCGTCGCCGCCGCCCCGACACCGCCCGCCCCGGTTGAACCCACCCCTTCACCAGGAACACCCCAAAATGCACCGACAGAACCCACCCCTATCGTCCCCGGCCCCGTCGCTCCTGGGGCTGTCGCCCCCACGATCCCCGAGCCTCCAACCGTTACCCCCGCCCCAGCCGGTCCAACTGGAGCTGTTCCCGTGGCACCAGGCCCGGAGCCCGTGGTCCCCGAGCCAGGACAACCTCCAGCCCCAGGCGGGCTGACGCCGCCGGTCCCGACTCCACCCGCTCCGGTCGCGACTCCGTCGCCGGGTGAACAGCCCGGGACCGAAACTGGAACGACACCAGAACCCCAGCCGCTGGCGGGCGGCACCCAAGGGGAGGTGCCCCCGGCACCTCCACCACCTGAACAAAGCGGGGCCGCTCAGACCCTGGCGCGCCTGGACGCCGAGAAGGCGCCCGACGAAGCCTACCGAGCGGCGCTATCGACAAGCAGCAAGGAACCCCTGAAACCGGGCGAGACATGGCGCGACCGGCTGGTGCGCGTGGCGGAAAGCCAGCGCCCGGTGGAGACACCCCCAGCGGAGCCCACGCCCGCTCCGACCCCGGCCCCGGCGCCAGCCGAGCCCCCGGCGGCGGCGGCGAGCCCGCCAGCACCAGCCCCATCAGGTAAGCGCCCGGTCACCGAAGGCGAGCAAACCTTGCTCCAGGCCGACCTGAACAAGGCCCGCCGGGCGCTCGACAACGCGATCCGCACCAACGCGCCGCCAGAGAAGATCGAAGCGCTGAAACAGCGCGTGGCCACGACGGGCGCGGCCCTGGACAACGCTGAAGGCCCGCCCACCAAGCCGATGTTCATCAAGGCGCCGCCCGGATCGCGGGAACGCCACGAGGCGGCGGTCAAAGCCCACCAGGAAGCCGTCGATCTGCGTGTCCACAATGAGGGCACAACGCCGGTCCCAGAGCCGAAAGCGGCGGGTAAGGTGTTCACCATGGGGGCGGCGGGAGGCCAGGGCGCCAATGTCGTCCGCCTGACCGACCCGGCGGGCAACCAGTGGGTGGGCACCGGCAACGCGATCACCCGGGAAAGCACGCTGGGCAAGGCCGCGCGGCAGGTGGAGAAGCTGAAAACCTCCGTCACCCGCACGCTACCGCCCGAGGCGTTCACCAGCGCCATCGCGATCAAGCCCGGCGTGGACCGCCACCCGGTCACCTGGGAACGCGCGGTCACCGACACCGATGGCCGAAGCATCGTGATCGGCACGCTGCCCAGCGGCAAGCATGTGACGCTCCAGAAGCCGGTCTACGACACGCTGCACGCGGCGGCGGGCAAGGACGGCACGATCACGGCGGCGGACAGCAAGAACGACCAGCGGGTGTTCGCGCACGACGCCAAGGGGGAATTCGTCGGCGTCGGGATGCCGATGAACTACAAGCAGGACATCGCCCGGACCTATGCCAGGGGAGCCGAAACTCCAGGCCCGAGCCTCGTCACGGCACCTGTGGAGCATCCCGTGGAGCCGACACCCGCGCCCGCCCCGGCGCCTGTCCCAGCCCCGGCGAAACCCACCAAAGCCACCAAACCCGCCCCACCCGCGACCCGCACCGTGGACGCGCGGGACCTAAAACCGGGCGACACGATCCGCACCCCCAAGGGCGAACACCTGAAGGTCATTTCCATCGAGCGGGACAAGCTGGCTTCGGTGCTGGCGACGGTGGAGGGACGCAAGAAGCCCTTGAATTACGCGCCCCGGAAAGAGGTCAACGTCCTGGCTGACGAGGCCCCACCCCCGGCGACGCTGGAAAGCACCCCACTCCGGTGGGATGACGATCCGCGCACCCAGAACCACGAGACACGCATCCCCAGGGAACTGGCCCGGTCCGCCGACCAGATCAGCCCCAAGGACATGATCCTGGAAAACCTCGACCGGGGCGGCGAGATCAGCGGCGTGATCGCCCCCGATGGGCGACTCTACGTGTTCCACGAAAGGGGCGAGAGCCGCTACGATTTCAACATCACGCACCAGAATTTCGCGGAGGATTTCCCGGGGCATAACTACGCCGAGGTCAGCGTCTACAACGGCAACCATGTGGGCATCCGCACCAACGTGGACGCCTACACCCCGGCGCAGCTCCGGACGATCAGCCGGATCAAGGCCGAGGCTACCCGGCAGGGCGGCGAAACCCAGGTCAGCGTGCCTGACGATCTGGGCCTGGACACCGACCACCCCACCGAACTGGAGGCCCGTTACGGCGGCACCGCCCGGCCCCAGCGCCGGGCGCCCACCCCGCCGGGCGAACGGCACCCGCTGCCCACCCGTTACAAGCCGATCCCGGCGAAACCCCTGACGCCGGTTCCCGGTCCGGGCGAACCGCTCACCATGGCGGACATCGCCTATAGCCCGGGCGCGCCCCGCTACCAGGACGCCTACCACGACGCCCTGGCCGGGACCGGCGTCGATCCGCGCACGGCGATGAACAAGCCGCTGGACGAACAGGTCCAGATGCTGTCTCGCGCGCTGCAAAATAAATACAGCTTCGGGCGGGTGATCATCGACCCCGGCGTGGACCTCCGGATCACCCGCGATCAGCTTCTCAACATGCACCACAACATGCAGGGCATGGCGCACGCCATGAACTGGCCGAACGCTGTCCTGTCCCTGGACGGGCGGCTGAACCTCATGCTGGTGCCGCGCAACTTCAATGGCTCGCACTGGATGGGCATGTATGCCCCCGCCACCAAGACGATCCACGTTTCCGGCGGGTCCAACAGCTACGCGCACGAGCACTGGCACGCGGTCGATCAGTATCTGAGCGACATGCTCAACAATAACCCGAACAAGGCGACCCTGTTCACCCACGCCGCCCGGCATGACCAGCTCATCGCCGCCGACCCGGTCCAGGCCAGTTTCGCCAACCTGCTGAACACGATCTTTTATGGCGACGGCGAAGTGGGTTTGCGCCGCCTCACGCTGGAGACGACCGCCGCCAAGATCGACCCGGCGACGGGACGGCCCACGGTGGGCGCCCTGTTGGCCCGGGAGCAAATCCGCAAACTGGACAACGCCTCGTCCCGGCTACACATCCCGCCCAGCCCCTTCCGGCTGAGCGCCGCCAACATGCCGAACCCGGAATACTTCGCCTCCGCGCACGAACTCTTCGCCCGGGCGGGCGAGGCTTACACCGCCTGGGCGATGGAAGCCGCCGGGACCCACACCGAGGGCGTGGTCAAGTCCGACGCGGGCTACCAGAACCAGCTCATCGCCTACCTGAAGGCCGCCTATCCCAACGCCCAGGACAGGGTCCGCATCTTCCAGGCGTTCGGCGATCTGCGCACCGAGCTGGAGCGGGCCAGCATCCTGCCGTTGCATGGCGCCGGGGCGTTGCCACCGTCCGACCAGCACACCCTGCCGCCGGGCCATACCCGCCCGCCCGACATCGGTCCCGGGCTGGTGGCGCGGATCAAGGCGGACATGCGGGCCATCAAATGGTCCAGCCTGTTCAGCGACGAACACGGGTCCCTGCTGTTCCCCGAGGCCAATATCGAGCCGCCGCTCACCTTCCAGGGCGGTAACACCGCCGTCAGGCAAAGCCTGGGCGTGCGTCAGGCCAACTGGCTGGCCGAGCACTGGAACAGCACGCTGGGCAACATGGAGCGCTGGATCGAGCAAATCCCGCCCGGCGCCCGCCCGCCGATGCGAGAGCTGCGCGACCGCCTGGGCTACCGGCACGGCGAAGGCCAGTACATCGCCGAGACATTCGAGGGGCGCGCCCGGCGCTACGCCCAGAAGGACGTCGCCCGTTTCGCCGACATCATGCGCGACGGCGGTTTCACCAACAAAGTGGGCCGGTTGCGCATGACCGCCGCCGAGAAAGAGGAACTGGTCCACACGTTGACCACCGGGGACAAGGTGTTCCCGCTGGACCGGCATGACATCGCCAAACAGGGTCAGACCCGGCCCATTCCGGACAAGATCATCCGCGCCGCCCAGTTGATCCGGCAGGACATCTTCAACGCCACCTATGACCGCCTGACGAAAGCCAACCTGCCCATCGGCCACACCAAGGAGGGCTACTACCCGCGCATGATGAATGACGCGAAAATCCTGTCCGACCCTTCGGCTTTCATCGACGACATGACGCGGATCAACCGCCTCGTGCAGGAAAACGACTTCGCCGACGCGGGCGAGCCCGACGCCCAGCGGCTGGCGCACTGGTGGACGAACACGGGCGAGCCTGTCCGGGACAACCTGCCCATTTCCCAGGCCGCCCAGGACGCCATGTCCCAGCTCGTCAGGAACATCCGCGAGATCAACCGGATCAACGCCGAGCTGGCCAGCGGCGGCGCGTCCAACCCGACCGCCCACGATCCCCAGAAGCTGATGGACCGGCGGGACACGCTGGAGGCCGAGAACCAGGACATCCACGACACCCACGGCGAGGCGGTGCTTCAGGCCATCGCCCGGGCCGAAGCCGAACACATGAACCACCGCATCACCCTGGGCGAGCCGCACGACCTGATCACCCTGGGGCCGCGCGCCGAGTTCCTGCGCAAGCGCACGCTACCGCCCGAGGCCGACCAGATATTGCGGAACTGGTATGTGAACGACCCGATGGTGGCGATCCCGATGTATCTGCACGCGGCGTCCCGCAAGCTGGCCTATCACGAAGTCTTCGGACCCAAGGGGCGGGACATCCAGGAACTGCTGCGCCAGGCCACGGTCGCCGGGATGCACGGCATTTACGTCAAGCGGTTCAGGGAGGCGGTGGAAACCATCACGGGCCGGTCCGGGCGGGAAAAGGCCCAGGCGTTCACCGAAATCGCCAACGCGATATCCGGCGTGGGCGCGCTGATGACCATGTCCGGAGCCTCGATATCGGCGCTGGGCGAGCCCGCCGCCACGGTCCTGAACGGCGGTTCGTTCCGCATGATGCTGAACACCTACTCCAACCTGATGGGACAGGCGTTTCACACCGCCAGCGCCGCCGAGCGGATGCTGATCGCCCGCCAGATCGGCGCCATCATCGACCCGCTCCAGGGCGCGGCGATGGCGAACCGGGGCTCCGACTATTCCGGCACGCCCATGATTGGCACCGTCGTGAACAACTTTTACGAGCTGATCATGTCCCCCGTGATCCGCAACATCCGGGCGGCGACACTGGGCGCGGGCAACCAGCACATGGCGCACATGCTGGACGTGATCGACCAGTTGGAAAGCAAGCTGAAGGGCACCACCCAGCCCATGACGCGAGCCGAACTGGACAAGCTGGATGACATGAAGGGCCTGTTGCGGGAGTGGGGGATGCGGGACCGGGACATGGCCCGGATGCGTGAGTGGATGCGCCAGTTCCCGGACGGCCAGCCCACGCCCGACGCCATCGCCACCACGCCGGAAGGCGAGATTTATCAGGTGCTCGCCACGCGGATGCTGGATCGGTTCAACGCCAACCCGACCGCCGCCGAGAAGCCCATGGGCGCCATGAAAACGTCCTACGGGAACATGATGCTAGGGCTGACGTCCTTCCCCTACACGTTCTTCCGCCAGTCGGTGCTGCCCCTGTTCCACAAGTTCGGCGCCAAGGGGCAACGCCAGTACGACCGGGCCAAGGCGCGCGGCGCCAGCAACGGCGAAGCATGGCGGGAGGCCAAAGGCGCCCAGTTCCGCCATTTCATGCACGCCGCCGTCTCAGTCCTGGCGCTGACGGCGGGCACCGCCTTGTTCGCCATCCCCCGGGCCTACCTGTTCAACCACGACGCCTGGGAAAAGCACGCCGAAGAGGGCGACCTGAAAACCTGGCTCTGGGACTATGTCGTGTCCCAGACAGGCATCAACGGTCCCCTGGAAATCGGGATGCAAGCGCTGAACTCGCTGCGCTACACGTCCGATCTTTCCAACCTCGTGTCCGGGCCGTTCCTGGCCAGCGAACTGCGCTACGCCATCGACGTGCTGAACATGGTCAAGGACGTCTACACGGGCGACAGCCGCACCAACACGCGGGTCTACAATGGCATCCACGCCCTGTTGCAACTCGGCGGCAAACCCGCCGCGCTCACCGCCATGACATGGCTCATGCAGCGGCTTCCAGCGGGGGGACCACTGGCGACGTTGCTGGCGGGGGCGTCGGTCGCCGCCACATCCACCACCGCCACGCGAGGCATCACCACCGCCATCGCCGGGCCGAAGGGGAGCGAGCTGCCCAAACCACCCAAACCGGGCGAGCTGCCACCCTTGCCCGGCCTGGGCGATCTGCCACCCCTGCCATCGCCCGGCGGTGAGACGAAGGCCGATAAGGGCGGTGCTGGCGGCGGCGTCCTGGCATCGACGGCGGGCGCCATTGACGACATCCTGATGCCGCTGATCAAGAACATGCCGCCCACCATGCGGACCCTCGTGGTGGGCGCCGCCGTCGCTGGCACCAGTGCCGCCACCCTGTTCCGCGCCCGGGAGTTCGCCACCCATGGCAAGCCGCCTGAGAAGGTTCACTGAAGCCAACCATGTCCGGCCTTGTTGGGTCTCGAAAACTGGGATGGCAACGAAAATAATGTGTGCTTTCAAGGCCCCGGCGAAACGACTGCGTAACAGTGCCGAATTTCAGCAGTCCCGGGACACGACTGGACAGACAAATTGGCGTGATTACAGAGGGTTATGACCTATTTCCGAGCGAGAAAAAAGTCTGGGCAGAACCGGACCAAAAGGACACGAAAACCAACATAAAGCAGCGAAAAGCGGGCGGAATAGGGCCTTTTCAACTGTTTCTTGCATTGTTTCGCTCTGTGTTGGTCGGCCTATCCGGTGAAAATAACCGCTGATTTTCGGCACTAAACACCCGGGTTTGGCAACGAACCGCCGCCGGGTGCAAGCATGGCGGGGCTGGACCGCTTGTGCGTAAAAGTCGGCAGTCTTTTCGGCACCGGACAACACAAGCGCTCAACCGGACGTGAGAGGCGGCACCGGACGCCCGCCGAAGGGGGTGTGTTCGAAGTCGATCCCCGCCCGGCGCATCATCATTTTCAGTTGCTCCATCCAGTCCATGGTCTGGGCGCCAAAGTCCGATAGCTGACATACCGTGTGGGCCGCCGCCTCGATCCGCGCGTGGGCGCCTTCCTTACCATCGACGGCCTCACTGGCCTTGATCCGGAAGCCGAGCGGCGTCATGACGTCGGGCTGGATCGCCGACCAGGGGGCGTGCATCCCGTAGGTCCAAACGGTTTCTTCGGGCGCGATGAGCATACAGGCCCCGGCCAGCCCGCGCCGGGCCATGATCGCCTTGACCTCGTCTATGCCGTCCTGAAGGTTCTTGTCGTTCACGGGGCGATTGTTGAACACGGGAGCTTCCTTTCCTGGGTTAGTTTGTTTCAGCCACGAAACGCCGCAACTCCACGCGCACGATCCGCCTGGGCGCGTGCTGGGACGCGGACTGGATGTTCCGCGCGATGGGCGCCATTTCAGCGGCGGCGACACGCTGGGCCGACATCAACGGCATGTGCCGCGTGACACGTTCGCCGGTCGCCACGGGTATGACGAAATCGGCGCTCAGCATCCCCTCGGTCCCGTCCGCGTAGTGGCCGATCCACATGAAAACCTCCTGGAACGGTTCACTCCCGCCGGGGTCGATCAGTACCTGGTTCATGGGGACTTCCTTCCGAATTTCCTGTTGAGCCGTTTCAGCGTGTTGCCGCGCCGGATGCGATAGCTGGCTTTCCGGCAGAGCGTTGAGCAGTAGAAGCGTTCGTGCCGGATGCCCGGCGTGAAGATTGTCAGGCACACCGCGCAGAGCCTGTCAAACATCAGGCGGCCTTGCGGTAGCGGGGTCCAACGCGGGCCTCGGCGGCCACCGGAAGGCCGGGCGCCCAGACCAGCGGGCGGCACATCGCCCAGGTCATCCAGTCGTGCAGCGCCTGGGCGCGGCTGGCCTCGATCTCGGCCACCAGTTCGTCATGCACGGTCGCCACCACGGGCACCCGGCGGCGATGCGCCAGGATCAGGCTCTCGCACATCACGTCCCGGGCGATGGCCTGGACGATGTTCTCGACCAGCTTGCCGGGCCATGTCCGGACGTCCACCCACCGGCCTTGTTCCACGCCCATGTAGACAATCTCGGGGTGGCGGTGCTCCGGGTGGCGCACGATCCGGGCGTCGCGGTAGATCAGGTCCCTCCCGCTGGGGAGCTTGATCCGCATCCCGTCCCGGGCGTTGATGATGATCAGCCCGCGCACCGTGTCGCGCGAGCCCACGGGACCCGACAGCACCCGCATCGCCGTGCGATGCAGGTCCCACCACAGGTCCACGACCTTGGTGTTCACCGACCGCCACGCCTGGACCGCGTCATCCGCCTCGCCCAGGGACAGGGACACGCCGTAACCGGCGGCGGTGGCCTGGAAGCGCCCGGCACCCATGCCAAAGCCACAGGCCAGGACAAGCACCTTGCCGAACTGGCGGTTGGGCGATCCCAGCCGCCCAGCGGTGTAGGTGTAGACATCTTCGCCCCGGGCGAAGAGCCCAACCATGTCCTCCTGCCCGGCCAGCCAGACCAGGACCCGCGCCTCGATCTGCGACAGGTCGCACGCCACCAACAGGTTACCCGGCCCGGCCTCGATCACCGAGCGCAAGGCCGACGCCAGCACCCCCATGGCGCTATCTTCGAAGAGTAGTTCCAGGTCCTCCGCTGGCGCCCCGGCCTCGATTAGGCTGACGGCGGTGCCGATGTCGCTGATCGTCCCCCGGGGCAGGTTCTGCGGCTGAAAGCGCCGACCGGCCCAGCGCCCGGTCCGCCCGGCGCCGTAGTATTGCGTGGTCCCCCTCAAACGGTGGTCCTGGTCCACCGACCGGCGAATGGTGGTGAGCTTGGCGGTGGAACTGCGCGACGCGTCCAGGCGGCAGCGCAGCGCCGCCCTGACGTGGTCCGGGAGCCCGGGGCGGCGCAACATGCCCGTGACGGCCTCCCGGTCCAGGGTGAGCTTCCCAGGCATCCCTGGGTAGGGCGACGGGGTGACCGGCACGGCGATCCGGTTATCGTTCAGCCAGACCACCAGCCGGGCCACCTGGGCGGCGCTGGTGACCCGGCCATTGGTGATCGACACGAGGCGCCCGTTGAGGCGGCGTTTCTCGTGCTCGCCGAGCGCGTGCATCTTATCCACCAGCACGAGGTTCACCCGCATCCCGCGCGTGTTGATCTCGTAATCAGTTTCGAAAATCTCCCGCTCGCGTGGGGATAACTCGGGGAGCGCTTTGTCCAGTTCACGTTCGGTGGCGACGTCCCGGGCGCAGTAAGCGGCCAGCCGGGCGAACCGGGCGATGTCGGTTTCGTGCCACCACGTCAGCGGGTTCAGGCTGCGGGGCCGGGCGAAGCGGAGCATCAGGTCCCGGGCGGTGGCATCCTTCTGGATCGCCAGCCCGAGCGCGTGTCCCACCATTTCCAGTCCCGCCGGGAGCCCCGCCGCCAGGGCGCGGGCCATCGTGCAGGACCATTGTTTGAGCATGATCGCCGGGAAACCCAGGGGGATGAGCTTCGCCGCCCAGATATTCAGTTCGAAAAGGTAATTATGCGCCACCACGGTGGCGCCGTAAGCGATGGCGGCGAACAGATCAGCCGGGCATGGCCCGCCGGTCCAGGTGCGGATCGGCCCGGCGTCGATGGCGTAACAAAGGACCGTGACCCGCGTGGACGGATCGGCGGCGTAAACATGCACGCCGGTCTGGCGCAGATCGACAAGCGAAGCGGTTTCAACGTCCAGGACAACGCGTGTCATTAGTCCGCCCGGCGCTTCACCCGTCCCGGAAACTGGTCGTCAAGCCAATCATCCGTGACCGCGTCATTCAATGCCGGAACAAAACGCGTCAGCAAATCCAACAGTAAATCTTCCTCTATGGCGAAACCCTTACACGCCAGTTGTTCACTCAAAAACAAGCTCAAAGACTTCAGAACCAGGTCCTCATAGAGAGACAAGGTCCGCAACTGTCGGCGCTCTTCTTGTGTTAAAACCCCCATGGCGTCCTCCGGTCAGGTGGGCTTGCCGGTCCAGGCCAGTCTCAGTTCCTCCACCGCTTTACATTCACACCAAAGATGAAACACCGGCCCGGGGCCGTAATGTTTCAGCGCCGCCGTCATCGAGACATGGAACGGTGGATGCGGCGCCTTCAGCGACTGGCGCAGCCCGTGATGCGCCACCAGCACGTTGTCGATGCACCGGGTCAGGTTCAGGAACTCGGCGAGAAATTCATCCCGTGTCCGGGGACGTTGCGGCGCGCCATCTTCGTCCAGGAGCTGCTGCACGACGGGGGCTGGCTCCGGTGCCGGAGCTGGGGGCGGCGGCGCCTCCGAGATCGGCGCGTCGAGCACCTGGGCCACCGGCCCCGGTGCCTTGTCCCAGCGCGCCCGGGCGGCGGCGCTGGCCTGCTCCGACCGCTGGGCGGCGGTCATGTTACGGGCTCGCGCCAGCCCGCCCTTGGCCTGGGGGCTCCGCTTGGTCCGGGTTTTCACGGCAAGCCAACCAGGACCAGGAGCAACACCGTCGCGGCGACGACGAACGCCGCCGTGCTGAACACCGTCAGCACGGTGTCCCGGTGCGGTGCCCGGCGCATGATCATGCCGCCCAGTCCAACCAGAACGGGGGCTCATCGTCGTCATCGCCGCCGCCCGGCCCGCCCATGGGATCGCCGTAGGGATCGAAGTCCTGATTGGCGGTCTTGCGATCATCCAGCCGGGGGCCATCGGTCCTGCAAATTTGCAGGTTGTTGAGGTTGAAGCTCACGCCTTTGTTGCCCGACACGTCGTAACCAAAAGCACGCACGGTCGCCCGGGCCATCTGTCCCGGCCACACGTCGCCGGGGACGGTGATGTCCTGGACACGAGCATCCACCACGCCGGGCCGGTCTTTCGACCACGGCTGAATGAAAATCCCGTCCACCATCTCCGCGTAGCCCTTGGCTTTCTTGGTGCTGGTACGGCGGAACGGGCTGCGGATGCCGCGCACGAACTCCCGGTCCTGGGACTTGCCAGCGCCGAAGAAATCATCAATGGCGGCGCCGACCGCCTTGCGCAGCTCCATGAAGGCGGGATCGGCCTGGGCTGTCTTGTCGAACAGCAGGGCGCAGCTAAAGCGGGGCTCAGCGCCGGGTGCCGCCGGGCGAGCGGCGAACACATGCGGATAGGACAGCAGCCCGATGGGCGTGCGAACAGCCATGGTATAGCTCCATTGTTTCAGGGTGATAACGGTTAAGCCAGGGTGGCGTTTAGCCGTAGAGGGTCGTTTCGATACGCTTCAGAACTTCAAGTTGCCGGGCCGAAACGTATGTCCGGTCGCGGTAGACGAGCACGCGCTCGTTCAGGCTATCGAGGAACTTCATGTCCCACGCGGACAGCCGCGTGGTCGTCTGGGCGTCGGCGTATAGTTCTTCGAAAAAGGCCAGCCGGTCGCCCAGTTGTTCGGAACCTGATGAATTACCATCAGCCATGGTCAAGCCCTTCCATGCCCGGTCAGACAGCGGTTTATCCACGCGTTGACGGACATCCCTTCCGCCCTTGCCAAACGTCGAATGCGACGCGCCAGGGAGGACGGTAGTCTGAGTGTGAAGGGGCGGCGGATCATGGTTCGATCATTTCGAACAAGTCACTATCGTCATTGCCTGTCCGGGACAGGCGAACACCCGACGACTTGCTTTCCACGTAGGGCTCGACCAGCCGCCACGCGGATGAGTTCTTGCCCGCGCGCTTCTCGATCTGGGCGGGTGAACTGAGTTTGGTTTCCCACGGCTCGATGCCGTTGGCGGCGAGTATCCGGCCCACCGAATGTTCGTCGGTCCACTGGCGGCGCGGGCGGGTAGGGGCCGCGCCCCAGCCCGGGACACGCAGCCCGTCCTTGATGCGCTCCAACGCGAAACCACGCATGGCGTCGGCCCACAGGACGGCGTTCTCGGCGATGCTCAGCCGATCCGCGATCACATCGGCCTCCGCGCTGTCATCGAACTGGAGGCGGGCGGCGATCTGGGCGTCCTTCAGCAACTCGGGACAGGCGTGGGCCACGGGACAGAAGCGGCACCAGTCGCCCTTGGCGTAGGGAGCGGTGGGGCTCTCGCACGCGCGCACCGCCGGGATCATGTTCTCATGCACCCACATCACCACGTCCAAACCCGTCAGGTCATAGCTGCGGATTTTCTCGGTGGAACGGATGTTCGGCTGCACGACGGTGAGCCTGACGCGGGGCGGTTCGGTTTCGCCCGCCGCCGCCAGCGCCGCCAGGGCGCCCGCCGCGTAGAACAGAAGCTGGGGGTTATCCGCGACCTTCACCCAAACGCCGCCGCCGTTCTTGTAGTCCACGATCTCCAGCAACTCACGGGTGCGAAACTGCGTGTCGGCGCGGCCAAACATGCGGACCGGCGGCGGTTCGCCGGGCGGAAAGTAACCATCCACGAACACGGTTTGCTCGACCAACGGTTTCACGCCCAGTTCACGCGAGCGCTGGGACAGGTAACCGATCATCATCATCACGCCGTCCATCATCGTCGTATCCACGGTGACGGCGTGGCCATCGGTCGTGAACGTCTTACCCTCGACCGCCTGAAGGTGGGTCAGCGGATCATCGCCCTGGAGCGCCGCCTTCAGCACTTCCTCGACCAGTTCGTGGGCGATGGTCCCGGTGGCGGCGTGGATCGTCGGCATCCGGTGGCGTTCGCGCTGCGACAGGCCAAAGCTCGCTGGGCAATGCGACCAGCGTTCCATCGCCGACGCACCCAGATCGGAGTGCGGCGGCAGGAAATCCCGGTCCATGTCCCATCCGTCCATGGCTCAAACTCCGGGCGGCAGTTTGACGCCCAGGTCGTTCGCCACGCCCAGCGCCCGATTGTAGAGCACGCTGGCCTTGGCCAGTTCCACCTGGGTGAACTGGGCGACCTTGAACTCCTTTTGCACGATCTTGACCGCGTCCATGCCGCCCGGGACGCCATAACATTGGCGCAGGATGATGATCGACGCGTCCATGAGCTGCTGCGGCGTACGGCCCGGCGGGGCGTCGGCGGGCGGGATCGGCGTATCGAACGGATCGGTATGCGACGCGGTGTCGCTTCCCATGAGCGGATCGTCATCGGGTGGCGTCGCGTCGGCGGCGCCGTTCGGTTTGTTCGCCTTGACCTTGGCGGCCTGGGCGGCCTCGCGTTCCCGGTTCTCGGCTTCCTCGCGCTCTTTCTTCGCCCGGCGTTCGGCTGTCCTGTCCCGGACACGCCTCCCGGCCTCCGGCGCGGGGATGTCCGCGCCCGCCTGGGTACCAGCATTGTCGTCAGGTGGCGGCGCGCCACCCCCCAGCAAGGGATCATCCTCGGCGGGCGGATCGCGCCGGGGGGCGGTGTCGGCGGGCACCCGCGTTTCCACATGGACGCCCTGGGTGTGAGCGGTTTTCAGGAACTCTCCCATGGTGTCGGCGACGTCAGCGAGATTATCGGCCATTACTTCGAAAATGACCTTGATTTTAGGCGACGGCATGACATGCGTTCCTTTTTACTCTTGGACATTTGCTGCTGGACTATCCATCGTTTTGAACGGCGCTTTGAAAAGCCAAATGAGTTGTTCAGCTTTACGGCGAAATGCTCGCATGATCCTTTGATCGAGCGAGCCCGGCAAATAAAGGAAGCTGGCGAGTACTGGGTTTGTCTGTCCCATGCGCCACGCCCGGGCGATGGCCTGTTCGTTGTCACTGGGGGTCCAGGACGGCTCGACCACCGCGACCTCACTGGCGGCGGTCAGCGTGATGGCGGTCCCGGCGGCGCGGGTCTGACCGATGAACACGCGGCAGGTGGGGTCGTTCTGGAACCGCTCGACCGCCGCCGCCCGGTCGGACTCCTTCGTGTCCCCGGCGATCACCACGGGCGAGAAATCATGGAGCAAGTCCTCCAGTTGCTCGATCACGACGATGTGCCAGGCGAACACGATGATTTTGTCCACCCCAATTGTGAGGCGTTCGCGCACCCACTCGGCGGCGGGCCATGCCTTGGCGGCGCCCAGGAGGCGGCGCAACGCCGCCAGCGACACGACGCTCTCGGTGAGCACCTTCAGCAAATCCTGGGCGGGCACGGCCATCAGCAGATCGTGCATCCCACGCACTTCATGCGGGATCGACAAGGGCTTACCCAACGTGGACAGCGGCACGTCCTGCACGGTCAGGGGCGGTAAATCCTTCAGCACATCGGCCCGGCGGCGGCGCAGGATCACGGGCGCGAACGCCCGGCGCAGCGTGTCCTGTCCCTGGGAACCCTGAATTTGCCGCCCCCAGGGGCCGTCCGTGTATTTGGTGTAGCGCTCTTCGAAGTCCGTCTGACCCAACGGCTTGTTGTTGTGCTGGAGCAGTTCCTTCCAGAACGTCGAATAGTGCGGGAACAACTCGGCGGCGTGGTTCGGGCAGGGTGTGCCCGTCAGCAAGAGCACGCGATCCGCCTCGGCCTCCAGGCCGGGCGCCTTGTCGGTCCCATAGATGTTCAGCGTGCGGTTGGACTCGCCCTTGAGGTAGTGCGCCTCGTCCAGGACAAGCAAATCCCAGCGCCGGGCGCGCAGCCGGGGCATCCAGAGTTTGGCGATGCGCGGCTGACTGAAGAAATCGTAGGTCAGGATCACGAGGATATTGGGTTGATCCAAACGCGGTCCCGGTGTCTCCACGAAGGCGGGCATCCATAGCCGGTCGATCCAAGGGAGCGCGTGCTTCTTGATCAGGATGGGCCACGCGACACGCGCCACCGCCGGGCTCACGATCAGGATGCGCTGGGCATCGAGCCCGTCCGCGACCATCAGGGCCTCCAGGCTCTTACCCAGGCCCGGATCGTCGGCCAGCATCACGGCTTTGTAGTGGTTTGGGTTGTCCGTGTTGTCCCCGGACAGGACAGACAGCGCGAACCGTGCTCCCTCGGTCTGGTAATCCCGGGCCTCACTAAAAAGTCCCGGATTAGTGGGCGTGGCGTCCATGTGACGATCCCAACCAGAAGGGGGAAGAGGGGCGAGCGGTGCGGCGTGTTGGGCGGGACACTACGCCTGTCCTGTCCCGTGTCAAGCCTTGTTGTGTTAATTTTCGGGCGGACACTGACGCAGCCCCCACCACGCGATCAGCACGGCTTCCGCCCGGCCATCGTCCTTCACTTGCTGGAACAGCCCGGCGTCACGCGGGAACAGCCGCATCGCCATGGCCCGCGAGCCTGATTTGTCGGCGCCCAGGCCCATGGCGCGTTTCCAGGTGTTGGGGGTGACCAGGATCAACGGGACCTCCAGCGCGGACAGCACGCCCAACAGTGTCCCGTAGCCCAACCCGAACGTGAACACCGACGAAACGCCCTGTTTGGGCATGGCGTGGACTTTCTCCACGAACGCCGCGTCCGGGCGCCAGCTCTTGATCAACTCCGCGAGCAACGTGGGCACTATTTCACGGCGCTGTCCGGTCCCGGACTTCGCGACGGGCATGTCCCGGGCGAGGACAACGTCCAGGGATGTCTCCACCAACCCCAGGGCGCCATCCAGCCCGGGGTCCGCCCCCAGGACACGCATCAGGCGGTGGCCAGGGCATGGCGTCTCGGTGGAGGGCCGAACGGGTCGCTGTCATCCACCACGAGTTGACCAAGCGCGAACCCTTGTCCACTCAACGCGCAGAGGACAGGCGCCACCCACGCGCCGGGGATCGCCGCGCGCTGGCCCCACATCTGGACGGTCGCGTAATTGAGTTTCGTGTCCGGATACACATCTTTCAACAGGCCCAGGAGGCCGACCGGCCCGCCCGCGACACGAAATATGTAAGGCACATCGAGCACCAGCATTTCTCGTTCTCTTTCCCGTTCGACGTTTTTGGGACAAGCCATCCGTGTCTGTCGGGGACCGCACATTTGTCCGGCGGGCGACAGGGGGACAGCCTTACATCTTGTGGTGTTACACGACAAGATGTATGACAACTCATCACGGGGACCCTCATACATTGATAACGCGATCCGTGCCATGGCTGTGTTGGTTTTGGTTGACATACACAACAAGTTGTTGTCTTGGAGGGGATGCGTGCTCTACCACCCCCTCCCGGAGCCGAGTCGCGCCGGGCTCTGAACCCCATCATGGGAGTCTCACTCATGTCATCCACATTCGCTCCAACCCGTAAGCATCATGGGGGCGGCGCCGTGCCGATATCCCCCGACACGAACAGAGAACAATCAACGCCGTTACTGGTGCCGCCCCGGCGAGGCGCGGGCCGCGCCGGGTTCGAACCCGCGCTCATTCCCGCCCGCCCCGAGCTTGAGAAGTTCCGGGAGAACCTTGTCCGCGCCATGATCAAAAAACAGATGACCGCCAGCGACGTGGCCCGCGCCATGTGGGGGGAGACGACAAACCCGGCGGGCAACAAAGTCGCCAAGGGCAGGGACAGGATGACGCATTACCTGTCGGGCAGCACGCACCCCAGCCCCGAGAACATCATCAAGTTGTGCGGCGTGCTCGACCTCCAACCCGAAGACCTGGCGGCGGACATGACCAAGGCGGACCGCACCCAGTCGGCGCGCCCGGTGGCGCCCACATCGCCCCCCATCGTGTCACCGAACTATGACCCGAAACTGGAAGGCGTGCTGTCGTTTCAAATCCGCAACCCCAACCGCGTGTTCATCATGTTCAACAAAGAACTTGATATGGAACGGGGCTTCGCGCTGCTGGAGTTCTTGCGTAAGCATATCCTGATCGACACGCCATCCGACCCCCCGGACGAGGCCGCGTGATCGACCTGATCACCCAGGCCGAAGCGGGCATCCTGCTTCGATGTGGGCTGTCTAAAATTCAACACTTACGCAGGACCGGGCAGCTTGCTTATCTGCCCGGTCGTCCCGTGCTCATTCCCCGTGAGGAAATCGACAAGTGGCTCTCCACAAAATTGCACAAGCGAAACCCGCCCGCGCCCAACGACTGCCCGGTGAAAGCCCCATCGAGTGGACGGTTCGAACGGCATATCTTGGACAGAAACCCACGGGACGCTGGGTCATCTTCTACACCGACATCATCACGGCGATGGACGGATCGACCACTTATCGAACCGCGCAACAAGCGTGCTTCACGCTTGACCGAGGCGAAGCCAACGAGCGCTTGCACGCCTGGAAAGCGCAAAAGCTGACACCCATCCAAGCGCAAAGCCACACACGAGGGTTAAGTTTCCCGGACCTCGCCGAAAGCTATTTGAAAGACGTGTCCCGGGACAGGTTCACCCGCACGCAGCATGTCATGCTCGCGCCCGCCATCCGGTTTTTCGAACACGATCTGGCGGTGTCGATCACCGAGGAACGGTTACGTGACTATCACGACCACCTGATCGCCAAAGGCTACAAGCAAGGCACCCAGCGATCCAAACTCAGCGCGGTGCTCACGGTGCTGCGCCATGGCGTCAAGGTGAAGCTGATCCCGGCGGGATCAGCGCCTTCGTATCGCTTGCCCGCGTTCGGCGCGCCCCGGCAATTCGTATTGACCCCGGAACAGGACGCGCTGGTATTCGAGACGGCGGCGAAACGCTTTCTTCAGGGCGGGCCAACGCGACCCGACCGGGTGGACACGCGGACCGCGCTGTTCGTCTGCATCGCCGCCGACAGCGCGCAACGGCGCGACGCGATCCTGGCGCTCACCTGGGAGCGCGTGGACATGACCCCCGGAATGGAAACGATGGACTTTCGCCGCCCGGAACGGCAGGTGGCGAACAAGAAGGCGGCGGTTGTTCCCGTGTCGGATCGTTTGCTTCCCATCCTCAAACACGCTCGCGCGCTGGCCGGTGCCAACCCCACCGGCAAGGTGTTCGACAGCGTGCGCATCCTTCGCGGCATCGACACCCTCCGCGAGCAAGTGGGTATCCCCGGCCTGACGCCGCATGTGTTCCGCCACTCCTGGGCTACCTTCGCTTTGAAACGCGGGATGCCCATCGCGCTGGTGGCGCGGATCATGGCGGACACCCCCGAAACGATCACCCGGATATATTTGCATCTGGTGACCGACGACACCCGCGAGGCCATGCGGCGTTACATGGCGCCTTCAACCATGACCCCAGGAGGACAAACGCATGTGGTTATCTAACAGTTTGGTCAACGCGGTCGAAGAGGCGAAGATCAAGGTTTTCTATGTGAGTTTCCAGGCCACGCGATTGTGGGCGACAGAGCGGGACAAGGACGAGCCCCTGGTATTCTCGGGATATTACTGGGCGCTGGGACCGCGCGAAGCGGGACCCTTTCGCTCGATGAGCGCCGCCTACCGGGATGCTTACTATCGCGTGGTCAGACGAATGGCGCCGCCCGTGGTCGCCGCCCGCAACACGATGTTCGAACGCAAGAACGACATCGCGGCGAACAAGGCCCGCGCGACGCGGGCCAAACGCCGCGCGGCCAGCGCCCGTCCCGTGTCCCAGGACACGAAGCATGACCACGCCGCGCCGGTTGTTCACTGATGCCGAGCGCGACGCGAAAGGACCACCTTCAGGCGACCGCCCAGGTGCTCCGACAGGCCATCGCGGCCTACCCGGGAACCATCCCCGAGATCGCCAGGCGGATCGGCAAGTCCCCGGCGACCCTGCATCTGTGGTCGAAAGGCTATCATAGCGTATCCCGGGAGAACGCCCGGGCGCTGGCCAAGGTGCTGGGGATCGACCCCGGGACCATCGCCAGCGCCCGCCTCGACGATAGCCGGGGGCAACCGAGGAAGGGGAAGCCGAAGCGCGGTAAGGCGGGACGTCCCCCGGGGAGCCCCCACAAGACGACCAACGGCCCCGCCGCCCGGGCCGTGGCGCTGCTGGAGGCCCGGAGCCCGGTGCTGGTGACCGCCCAGCCCGCCAACGGCGTCCAGGGTGCCTCCAGGGCGCCGCGCGAGGGGGGTGCCCCGGGCGTGTTCCGGATGGAGGCCCGCGCGGACGGCACCGTGGCGATCTGGGTGCAGACCGTCTACCCGATGGAGAAAGGCGCCCAGTTCGTGCGCTGGCTGCTCGACTTTGGGGTTTTGCCCGCCCCACCCGATCCCCCGCCCACCGGCTGAAAGGAACCCGTCATGGCGACCCCTCCGCATTTTCGTTTCACCGAGCCCGCCAACCCGACCCAGGAGGCGATGCTGACCGCCCGCCTGGAGTTCGCCTGTGTGGTGCTGGACAAGCTGTTCAACGCCGACGCGGAAGGGGATGACCGTGAATGGGGCTTCACGCTGCTGGTGTTTCCCTTCGGCACCACCCACCACGGCAGGGCCGCGTTCATGTCGAACAGACTGAAACCCGAGGAAGCGGTCGCCGTCTGGCGGGCGATGATCGACACCATCGAGGGCCGGGTGGCGCCCGGCCCCGGGAACGACCCACCCGAGGGCGAGCACAGGCTGCGCAACCAGGGCAAGCCCACCGGCCCGGGCAGCACGCTGGCGGCACGCTGGGAACGGGTCCGGGCGCATGTCCTGCCCCAGGACATGACCAAGGCGGGCGTCAGGGTGTTTCGCAACGCGTTCTACATCGGCGCCGCCGAAATGATCCGGCTGATGGAAGAGAACCTGAACAATCTCGGCGACGAGCCGAGCATCGCGGAACAGGCATGGTTGGTCGCGATCCGCGACGAACTCATGGAATACCTCGCTCCATGAGCGAGGACCTACCGCCACCCTGGGCGCGGAGCATCGAGGAAGCCTGGAGCCGCCTGGAGCGCATCGCCCGCGTGGGCGGTGTGCCCAGTGACAGGGAACTGAGCCTGTTGAAGCTGGCGCTGGTGTTAGGCGCCGGGACCGGGCTGGCGATGGTGCTCGAAAGCGGCACCCAGAAGCTGGCCCGGGAACTGGAGGCGTTCGGCGTCGGCGCGTTAAAGGACGTGCTCACGAACATCCCGAAGCACTGAAATGAAAACGCCCGGCCCCGGGGGTCCGGGGACCGGGCGTTCGCTGAACGAGGCACACCCCTGCGCCTCGCCCACCGTGGGCCTCACTCCCTACCCGGCGGCGTGTCGCTCTCGAAACGCCGCCCGACAGAAGTCCAGGGAAGGTAGGAAAGTTCCCCGTGGAATACAACGGCTATGTGGTGTCCTGTCCTGGTTGACAGCCTGTCCTGGCGGGGACAGCCTCGCCGCGCGGCGATCCCACCGGACGTTGTCCGTGCTGTTTCATCCCACCCACCAGAGGGGCGCTTTCGATGCGCTTATCCCAATGACAACGCCTGTCCCATCCGCCAACGAAGCGTTTCTGCGCCTGTTGTTCCGCGCCGACTGGCACCGGGTTTCGGTGTGTTCAGTGGCCGATCTGAAGGCCAAGGGGTGGCCAGCCCGCGCCGCCCGGGACGCGTTCCCGCTGGACCCGAAACTGAATAACTACTTTTGCGTGTCCCTGGTGAAGGACCCGGCGCAGCGGCGAAAGACGGGGTTCGAAGCCCTGTGTGTGTTGGTGCTGGATGACGTGGGACCCAAGGGCGACCCGGTAGAGATCAGGGCGGCGCTGGGCGAGCCCACCTACCGGCTGCGGACCTCGCCCCTGAACGAGCAATGGGGCTACCGACTGGACCCCTGGATTTATGACCGGACACGGGCTGAACGATTGCTCAAACGGGTGGTGGCGAACCATTTCAGCGGCAAGGACCCGGGGATGGCGGGCGTGGTGCGGATCATGCGCCTCCCCGAGGGCACCAACAACAAAGCGCATTTGGGGGTCAACGGGTTCCCCAGCGTTTACTGGGCGGCCTCCGGCGCCGAGAAACGGACGATCACGGCTGAAATGGTGGAGGCGGCGTGTCCCTTGCCCGATGATAAGATTTCTTCTGGTGGCCCAGCTCCGGCGGCCAGCTCGCCAGCGCCTGATCCTGTTCCCGCCCCTGTCCCAGGACACACCAAGGGACGGGACCCTGTTCTGGAGGCGATGTGGCGGCTGGGGCTCATCCTGGGCGGCCCGCGCCAGACCTCGCAGGGGGTGGCCTGGGATATCATCTGCCCCTGGAGCCACGAACACACACCCGGCACGGGCGCCGAGAACACGGGAACGGCCTACTTCCGGGGTGGTGGGTTCCGGTGCTGGCACGGGCATTGCGACAACCGGCACCCGGCGGACGTCCGCACCCGCATGGATGAACTCATACGGGAGGACAGCGGCGGGCTGATGGGGCTGGACGACCTCGACCCGCATGGATCGACGTTCGGCGTGGTGGACCCGGCCACGGTGCCTCCCAGCCCCGTCAAGGCGACGCCGGTCCTACCCCCCATCAAGGCGTTCATGGAGAGCGTGGTGTTTCTGACCACCGAGGACCGCTGGCTGGACCTGACCAACGACACGACGCTCAACGACCGGGCGCTGAACAAGGTTTGGTTGCCCCGGCTGCGCGGGCTGCTGCCCACCGACGCCAAGGGACGGGAAATCACGCCCAGCGCCTGGGCGCGGGGATCGAGCGTGGCGCGTGACGTGGATGCCCGGACGTGGTGGCCCGGCAAGCCCCTGGTGTTCACGGCGATCACCAACGGCATGTCCCGGTGCTACGTGAACACCTGGCGGGACATCCCCCGGCCTCTGGCGCATGTCCCGCTCGCCGATCTGGAGCGGTATGTCCTGGCCAGCGACTGGTGGGCGCTGGCGGGAGCGCTCATGGGACCCACGCCCGAAGGGATCGAGAACCTGCGGCGGCTGCGAAACTACATGGCGATGATCGTGGGCGCGGTTCACATCAAACCCGCCAACAACCCCCTGATCATTGGCCCCCAGGGCGCGGGCAAAGAGCAAATCTGGGCGCCCCTGGTGAGTGTCCTGGGGCCGGAGCGGGCGTTGAGCATATCCCAGGCCATGTTCAATTCCGAGTTCAACCCCTGGGCGCTGAACCGGCTGGTGCTGATGCCCGAGGTACGGCGGACCACGCGGGGGACCACGACTGATCATGACCAGTATCAGGCGATCAAGCGCATGTGCGACGCGGGGCGGGCGTTCGACGCGGTGAACCAGAAATACATGACCGCGATCAACGCGGCCAACGCGTTCGTGCTGGTGATGACGTCGAACGAGGACCGGCCCATGACGCTGCCCGAGGACGACAGGCGCATTTGGGTCATTTACACGGCGGACACCGGCTGGACGGTGGACCGGCACCAGAAGCTGGCGGCGTGGTTCGGCGCGGCCTCGCCCTGGGGCGCCACGAACAACGACGCCGTCGTGGAATACCTGATCCGCTACTGGGACGAAGCCCTCATGCTGGGGGAAGTCCAGGGACACGCCCCGATGACCCAGAACAAGCGGCATCTCATCAAGCTGAGCGGCGGGCCTGTCCTGGCGTGGCTGAATGACCGGCTGGACCTGAAGCCGCCCCACCCGCTGGCATTGCATGATCTACTGACCGCGCACGAACTGGTGGACCTCGTGGAAGCCGCGCTGCGTTCGGGTGACCAAGGCTTGCCCCGCAAGACCATGGTTCCCACGACCGAGAGAATGGGGCGGCTCATGGTCCAGGCGGGATGCCAAAGACTGAACCAGGGCGGTCCGGTCCAGACAGACGCCGGGCGGCGCGTGGTGTGGGCGCATCGTGACACCACGATCCCCTACGACAAAATGACCGGCGCGGCCCTGGGGATCGAGTGGGACAAGCTGCACAATCGCCGCGCCCAAAGCCTTTTGCCCCAGGGCGGGCCGTTCACGCCCTAAACACAACAGAATGTAAACAGGGAACCCTTCTCTTTCTACATATCCATGACATGAGAAAAAGAAGAAGAAGAAGAGAGAGAGGGAAAGAGAGAAAGAGAGAGAGAGAAAATACATATAAAAGAGGTTTTGATAAAGTGCGAGGGGGTCTAGGCAACAACCTGTTGTGGGTTTCGCATTTGGGGTTTTCGTATTTGGGGTGTGCGTGGTCCCGAAGCCCGCGCCCCAGGCCGGGTTTTCGCATTTGGGGTTTCGCTTGCCGCCGCCCGGCGCGGGCCGCGCCCGGCGTCGCGCGGGACAGATGGGACAGGCAAATGGGACAGATGGGACAGGCAAATGGGCCAAATGGGACAGATGGGACAGGCTTGGACAGGCCATGGACAGGCTTGGACAGGCCAGGGACAGGCCATGGACAGGCCATGGACAGGCCGTGGACAGGCAAATGGGTCAGATGGGACAGGCTTGGACAGGCCATGGACATGAAAACGCCCCCGGGCCGGGGGGCTCGGGGGCGTCGTTGGGACAGATGGGACAGGCGGGTCAGGGCATTATGAGCGACCACGCCAGCCGGGGAAGGCCATCCAGCCAGTCCCCGGGGATCAGGCGCGGGATGGCCCACAGGGCCAGGACGAAAGCGACGACGGGGGCCAGTCTGGCCATGGGGTGTTTCCTTTCAGGAGTGAGGCGCCGCGCGGACGATCCGCGCGGCGGTAGGCTCGGCGTAGGCTACCCGGCGGCGGCGTCCTCCAACATATCGCAAAGCACGCCCAGGCCCGTGGTGCCAAGTTGGGCAAGGTCAACCACGTTGACGCTGTGGCCATCGGGAAAGGCGCGGACCACGTTCATGGCGTCAATGCCAATGCCCACGGTTTCCACGCCCCAGGCGGCGGCGACGTGGCAAGCCTGGGTCACCGTGGAGTTGCCGAAGTCGCAATCCCCATCGGTCAGGACCATGAGAATGTGACGGTCCGCCACCTGCTCCCGCAGGTCTTCGGCGGCGCCAAGGATCGCGGGGGACAGTGGCGTGGACCGATGGGGTGACAGGACGCCGATGCGGTCACAGCACGCCCGGGGGCTCATGCCGAAGGGGATCATGGACACCAGGAGGGAGGCGGGAAGCGGGTCATGGGCTCGGTTGGCGTTCAACTCCGATGTGTAAAACCCATAGACGGCCACCTTGGCGCCCGCGTCCTCCGCCGCTGTCGCGATATGGAAGGCCGCGACCCGGGCGGTTTCGATCCGGTTGGACATGGAGCCAGACAGGTCGATCAAGATGGCCAGCGCGGTATCCATGCCGGGGCGGTCATGCCGTTGCGAGAAAACGTCAGGCGCCCCCGTATCCAGGCGAGCCAAGGCGCGGCGGTCGATCCGGCCCGATGTTTCGCGGTGGGTCGTCCATGTCCGTTCCATGGAAACCAGCAAGCGCGATATCTGGCCGTGCAGGATCGCGCGGCCCGGTAACGCCATGTTCCATGCGCTGGCCATGCGGTTGGTATTGTTCCGCGCGGCGACGGTCATGCGTTCATTGCGATACCCGACAAGGCCATTGCCCACGGCGGCGGTTTCCATGGTGCGGTCCCGCACGCCCTGGACCATGTCTTCCAGCGTCGCGGGCGCGTCCAGGTCCAGATCGGCGCCGCCCGTGCCATCGCCGTGGCCATCCCCAGGCACCTTGCCCAGGGCGGCGCCCTGGTCGTCCTGGTCGTCGCTGGCATCGTCACCAGGAGCGCCCTGGTCGTCGCTGGCATCGTCACCAGGAGCGCCCTGGTCGGGCTCGGCATCGTCACCATGAGCGCCCTGGTCGTCCTGGTTGGGCTCGGCATCGTCACCATGAGCGCCCTGGTCGTCCTGGTTGGGCTCGGCATCGTCACCAGGAGCGCCCTGGTCGTCCTGGTTGGGCTCGGCATCGTCACCAGGAGCGCCCTGGTCGTCCTGGTTGGGCTCGGCATCGTCACCAGGAGCGCCCTGGTCGTCCTGGTCGTCGCTGGCGTCGTCACCAGGAGCGCCCTGGTCGTCCTGGTCGTCGCTGGCGTCGTCACCAGGAGCGCCCTGGTCGTCCTGGTCGTCGCTGGCGTCGTCACCAGGAGCGCCCTGGTCGGGCTCGGGCTCGGGCTCGGGAGGCGGCGGCGGGGGTGGTGGTGGTGGTGGTGGTGGTGGTGGGGGCGGCGGCACCATCGCCGCCTGATCATTGGCCAGTTCCCGCGCCAGTGCGACAACGTCCCAGGTTGTGCGGCAAGCCCTGATCCGCCCCAGGGCTTTCTCAACCAGCGCGGTCACGTCAGGGC